TCAGTGCGAGACCTTGGCGGCATACGCCTGGCAGGCCTGCAGGGCAATCAGGGCGCGGTCGCCGTCGTCGGTGATGGCGATAATTCGTTGAGCATGCGCCGGGTCAAGTCGGGCACGCGGGGCTGCATGAACCACGCCGCCGGTGGCGGAGGTGGCAGGCAGTGCACAACCGCTGGCGGGGTCGCTGCTATCGAGGAGGACTGACAGCCGCAGATCGGCAGTAGCCAGGCGATCACGCAGGCGAGCCTGATCCTGTTGCACATCGTTCAGCTCCTTTGAGTGTGTCTGATCGCTGGCCTGGAGCTGCTGCTCCAAGGCCAGGCGTTTATCCTGCTCGGCACGCTGTTGCGTCGCCGCGGCAAGGGAAATCTGCTTGAGCGCATCAGCCTGCAACCGGGCTTGATGCTCCAGTTGCAGGCCGTAACGCAAGCCTTGAATCCGCCAGGCCAGTGCCGCCGAACCACCGGCCACCAGGGCCAGCAGCACGACGACAGCGAACAGACGGTAAGGCGCCGGGATCAGGTCGAGGAGGCGCATAACACCGCCCTCGCCCGAGCCCAGAGTTGCAGGCGGTCATCGAGGCCGTTCAGGCCGCCGTTGATCCTGCGGGTGATGCTGTTGAACTGGTCGGCATCGGCCAACCCGTTCAACCCTTGCTGTTCCCAGAACCAGGCCGCCGATTCGGCGGCCCATTGTGGCTGCTCCAGCAGCTCCGGTTGTTGCAACAGACACTCGTCGCCGAACAGCGCAAGGCTGCATTGACGATAGTTGCTGCGACCGGTGATCTGGATCAGCCCGCGACCGCGATAGCGTTGGCCATCGCCGTCGGCGTCCGGGGTGTTGCCTAGGCGAATCGCCAGGGTGCCCGTATCGTACTTGCTCAGGTACTGGTCACTGCCCAGCTCACGCACGTAGCGCAGTTGCGCAGACTCATGGCCCACTTGGGCCAGAAAGGCGGCGATGCGCTTGGGGGTGGTGATGTCGTGCCGGGACATGGCGGTGTTGAGAGCGGGTACGAAAACGCCGGCTTTGGGGCCGGCGTTGGGCATGATGCGTAATAGTTGTTGCTCGGAAATTAACATTGGCAAGTCCCAGAAGTTATGAGACGCATGGATATTCAGCCCAAAGACGCAGGAATGACCGGACGCTTTTCCTTTATCGGAAAATCCGCAGACTGTGGCCACTCACGCAGTTCCTGAATATAAGCCAATGCATCTGTATACTGCGCTGGAGTGAGTGTGGTAACAACACCGAGTTCAAGCTGGTCACGATGACGGTCTCTGATGGCAATCCACTTGAACAACTCTAGGTCTCGCCAGAGACGCTCATCCTCAACATCACCTTTCGACTCAACCAGTGCTTGTAGCGCCGCAGGCACTTCAACTGCAGGTTGGACCGCAGGACGCATTGACTCAATGATTTCAACCAACGCCGAATTCTCGATGTCAGGATGTGCCAGAATTGCCGGAGGGATATAGTGATTCAACGTCACATTCCCCCAGTCAACGACCATCGTTCCGGCACTTTCTGAAATAGATAAAACTTTAAATGCACTCACACTACGTTTCCTTTTAGTCGATCTGCGGAATTGCCTGCCTCAAAAGTCAGGCTGTTACCCTTTTTATCAATTGAGTTACCGCCTGCGCCGCCTGCATAGGTGGAATTACCACCTGGAGCACCTGGCGCCCCTCCCGCAGGACCATTCCACCCCACCGAGTAGTACCCACCTGCACCGCCAGTTTCCAGGCCGCCAGCGGTCGGATAGACGACTCCGTAAGTAGAAACCTGATACATGCCACCTCGCATGCCACCAGGAAGGCCCGCTCCACCGCCGCCGCCGGAGTACAGAGTGTTGGGCCAGTAGATGAAACCGCCACCACCGCCACCGCCGAAAATGCAACCGTTGCGGTTATCGAGACTCACAGGAAAATCCAGCCACATCGCAGTGGCGCCAGGAGCGCCCAGATTTGGATAACCGCCCGCACCACCGGCGCCTCGAATGTAACTTTCATTGACTATTTTCAGCGTGGAGCCTGCCGGAAAAACACCAGTACGCAGAGAGAATCCTGCCCCGCCTCCCGAGATAGTTGCCCGGTTGATGAAAATGTAATTACGGGCCTTGGTCGGCCTCCCCATGAGTTCAAAAACGCTAGCACCAGAGCGTTCTACAGTATTGATGAATATGATGGTTCGACGCCAAACCGTGCGCCAGCCATCTGGAGTTTTGACGAACATTTCCAGCCCTTCCCGCCAACCATCAGGTATTTTCACCTGAGGCAAAACACCTGGGCGGTATCCGTCAGCCAGCTTTACATGGAAGTTCATCATGGTGCCTCATACTGCAGCCACAAAGTGCCCACGGCACCATCTGCAGGGAGTGGGGCGTTGGGAGAGTACACAAAGCGATCACTCCCCATGGCATCGGTAATGCCATACCCTTGGAGCGTAGTCGGGTTACTGCCTCCCTGAACTCGTCCTCTTTTATCCACCGTGACAGAACGATACGTCCCTTCAACCACTCCCGTTGGGCCGACAGCTAGCTCAAAGCGCAGAGGAGTTACACCAATATCGATTGGAGCCGTTGTTACCAGTTGCCAAATCGAGGAGCCGTTAATGCTACCCTCATCGACTGCAACAATCGCATTGGTCGTGACGTCGGTATTGGACGCGAAATCACCAGAACGGATCCACGTCCCCGCCTGCACGATAAAAATCCCATTCTGTGCTGCCAATGCCTGGTTTTTCACTAAAACCCGGTCCCCAACCACAATTGCAACGTTATCCACTGGCTGCGTCCCGCTCAAACTCATCGCAGTAGTGGAGGCTGCTCGTACCGAGTTTTTGAAGTCCTGTGATCCCAGACTACGAATCGCTCTTACCAACTGATCGGTTTTAGCCTCATCAGGTTCGAGACCGGCAGACTTTATGACGTTGACAATTTCTTCAGTAACTCCATTTCCCCACGCGGCGGGAACCAATGACCCTGGAGCCCCAGTCAGGGGATTCTCATCGACAAACTTTCCATTTACCAGCCCGACACCGGGTACACTTTTCGGATAATCCATTTACATTTCCTCTAACCATCATTGATATGCACCTTCCACTTAACAAACGAGGCGCGTTGTTCAGGGCATCTCTGCCCAATTTTTTTTGAGCCAAACTTTTCACAAGCCAAAACGAACCCTCCTCAGCTCCAGAAGAACGTAAGATAGAATTTAAAATCCACTACATCGCCACTACGATAGAGATAAAAAACCAAGCACAGACAGGCACGTCGACTCCCTCAAGAAGGAAAATTCAACACTACCCGTCAGATAGCGAACCAGTATTATTAGTTTTATCTCTTTCGAATCACTTCGGGAGTTCTGGCCAAGTCACGTCGACAGGAAAACCTGTTTGTTGTTCTACGCGATTCAATACAACACGATACTGCTTCCAGGCTTTTAGCAGCGAAACCTCATCAGGGGTCGCCTCATCAAACTCCACAGCATCCTGTAAAGGCCCCATACGGTTGGCTGCGGCTGCCAGGAGGCTGTCTCTTCTTGCATTGGTCTGCTCGATCAACTCCTCTCGGCTGGGAGGAAGCGGAACCGGGTCAGGCGGATTTTCCTTTGCATACCACTCATATGGAGACACATCTTCCGGACTATTCACAGAGCGCCAGCCCTGACCATCATTTCTCACTGCATAACCACTCACAGGCTGTCCTCCCAACCCAAACATTGCAAAACTCCGGTCCCACCGCTGGAACCAAAACGCACGGTGTTACCTTCCAGTAGAATCAATCCATTTGCCGTGGGAACAGGTGACGAAGGGTTATAACCACCAACAAACGGGGCTGCATTTAAAGCAGTGGTACTCAGGTAAGTCGTAACCTGCGCAGAATACGCACTACTTGGTGCAAAAGAGATATAGCTCCCAGTAGAGCCCGCTGCCAATGCAATCTTACTAGCAGTGGGCGGCACAAAGGCAGATACAGAAACGTCTGCTGCCGGGCTCACAGTGCCAGAAGCCATTACCGGCAAGTTTGGAACATTGGAACCAGAAGAGACTTTGTACTGAACGCTATTACCAGCCTGAACAAATGAGAGCAGAAATTTATTTGCCGTGGAATCTGTTCTCGCCCAAGTGACACGTGCCTTATGCGTGAAGCCTACCGGAAGTACGGGACTATTAGCACTCAAGGACAATAAGCCTGCAACACCTTGTTCGCCCCAGATAACCCATACGCTATACCAGGTTGAAGCAGTCAACGTTCCTGTATCCAGCCCATTTGCCCCCATGGCAGTAGCATTGACACTGAGATTTACCCCATTCACCATCCTAAACGAGGCATCATTACCAACCACCAATTGATCAGCAGCGACATTAACGACAGAGCTCAAACCATTGGCTGAGGCTGTCAGGCGCTTGAATGCTCCAACAACAGCGATTTTCTGTATCGTTTGGACATCGGCTGCCAACGCAGCGACATCGATACTCCCCTGACTGACCGGGGCATTCCAGGCTTTAATGCACCACATTACCGACAAGTTACGGGGGCGTGTTTCAGTACCGCCAGCGGCGCTGGTGATATGGCCTGTTTCGGTAGTAGCGTTGCTAGCTGCGGCTACAGTATCCGAGACACTATTACGAGCTCCGCCCCCCTGCATATTGTCATATTCGTGGGTATGGCTCTTGAATGCATCGGACTGAAAAGTACCGATGTCTCGCCCAGTATCAACTCCCCGCCCGTGATCCCACCCACGCAGAAACTCCCCGCGCGACTCAGGCAAACGGAAATTCCCTGCCCCCTCATCCCCCTTGTTGAACGTCGTACCCAGATACGCCGCCAGATCCGGATAGGTCGCAATGCTCTGCACACTGCCATCGACCTCCAAGAACCCTGCCGGCACAGTCCCCTTGGGAAACGCCATCATCGCCCCGACCGGCAACGCAGTGGCGTTCTTGAACAGCGCCTCGACCTCCGCCTTGGTATACGCATCGGTAATCCCATACGCCGCCAGCGTCGTGCGAATCTGCTCCGGCGGCAACGAACTCTGGATGATGGTCCTGATGGCCTTGAGCAACTGATCGTGCTCCGCCTCCACCGGCTCCAGCCCGCCAGCCTGAACCACATTGAGCAATTCCTCGGTGACCGCATTCCCCCACACCGCCGGAATCAGCGAGCCAGGCGAACCACTCACCGGGTTTTCATCAACAAACTTGCCATTGACCAACCCAATGCTGGGCGTGCTTTTTGGATAATCCACGTATCCGTCCTCTTCAGTCGTAATTGATGTGCACCAGCGTGTGCGCCGGGGCTGTGCGGTGAATCAGGCATTCCAGGGCGCTGCCCGGGTTGGCGCCGAAGCGCTCGCCCCAGTAGCTGGCGCCGAAACGACGGCCCAGCAGCAGGCGGCCGCCGGTGTTGAGCGTCCACATGAACTGCGCCGTCCAGGTACCGAAGCGCGCCTGGCCAAAGCGGGCGCGGCCCATACGGGGGGTCTGCTGCTCGGTAATGGTGGCGTTGGGATAACCCTGGCTGCGGGCGATATCCAGGAAGTAGCCGATGCTCTGGTCGCCCACCGCCAGCAGGCGCCGACGTACCGCCAGGCGGCGGTCGTCGAACAGCGGCTTGGGCCCCAGGCACGGGTCGGGCAGGTTCATCACCCGCTCCCAGTCCGGCACCAGTTCGCTGACGGTCACCGGGTCCACTTCGTTGAGCAGGTCCACCGCCCGGGCATCGACCCGGGCCAGTTCCTGGGCAATCCCCAGCAGCACCTGCTGGATCTCCGGAACCAGCTCCGGGTCCCAGGCGGGACCAGCCGGCAGCAGGCTGCGCAGTTGCTCCTGGTATTGCGCGGCAGTTCTTATTCCAGCCATACGCAGCCTCCGAAGGTCAGCAACTGGTTGGTGGTTGCTGGCACATCGGCGGACGGGGTGACCAGCAAGTGGTCGTTCTCGCCCGTGGCACTGCTGATGGACTCGGCGATATGGGTCAGCAGCAAGGTCTCGCCGAGGCCGCCCTCACGCTTGTGCAAGTCGCGCAGTTGCGCTTCGACAGCGGCACGGGTGGCCGAGGTGTCCGGCACCAGGCGCAGGGTGTAGGTCACCGGCACCTGTACCGGCGCCAGTACATGCAGCTCGGCAGTCACTGGGCGCAGCGGCTCGATATAGGCCTGGACCAGGGCCAGTTGAGTCGCATCAGGGATCGGCACCAGATCGTCGTCACGCATGACGAACAGGCCGACGGTGCCTGGCCCGAGGTAATTGCCGCGACACCAGGCCCGGGTGATGCCCGGACACTCCAGCGCCCAGGTTTCGTAGTCGGCCGCCGAACCGCCATGGGGCGTGACGCGGTACGAGCGGATGACCCGGGAACGCAGGGACTCGAGACTTTCCGCCGCCACGCCACCGCTCAACCCGGGGGCGAGCACCGTGAAGGTGTTACCGATGCCCTGCACCGGCTGGATCGGAAACAGCGTCAGGCCAGCATCGGCATTGCCCAGGCTGCCGGCATCCAGCGCCTGGATCTGCGCGGTATTGCTACCCGCGCTGGTGGTGCCTCCCTGGGTCACCTTGTAGCTGCGGCCGTCATTGCTCTGCAGCAGGGTGTCGACGTCCAGCACCGCACCGGCGGCAGCGGTAAAACTCACGCTGCCGGTGGCCGCCTGGGCGGCCTTGCGCGGTTGGTGCAGACGCAGTGCGGCGATGCGCTCCAGGGTGGATTCATCGGCGGTGTCGGGCAGGATCTGCTCGGCAATCCAGTCGAGGTATCCATACAGGCCAAAGGCCGCGCCGCTGAGGGTGCGGGCCAGGACCTGGGCATCGGACTGGCGCAGCGCATCGCTGGCCAGGTCGCTTTGGGTGCGGTTGATCAGCACCGGCAGCGAAGGGGTTTCAAACGGCATAAGTCACCTGCCAACTGTGGTTCGGGTTGATATCCAGGCGCTCGCCGCCGGCCAGGGTCAGAACCGTTCGCAGGTTCAGCCGCTGGGCGTCGAGCCGTTCGGTTTGAATCTCGATGGCGCTGCAATGGCCGTCGTCGATCAGCCATTGCAAGGCTTCACGGGCATAGAATTCGGCATCGAGCTGGGTCTGCGCGGTCAGCTTGACCCGTCGCAGCAGCCACAGCCGCGAGCCGATACGGTCGTTGGCGACCATGGGGAAACTGTCGCCCCACCAGCCGTAACGCTCATCGTCGTCAATCGGGTCGTCGCTGTTGGCGCGACGCCAGGTGAACAGGCTGATCAGCACCGAACGGGTCAGCGCCGCCTTGAGGTTGTTGGAAACGAACATCAGGCACCTCCCGCCGGTACGCCAGTCTGGCCACCGCCTGGCTGGATGCCGCCGTGCACGTGCTGCATCTGGCTGATACCGCCGGCGACCTGATCGCCCTGGGAGACGATCTTGCCGGTCTGGGTCAGGGTCGGGCTGTCGAGGTTGATCGCGGTACTGGCGCGGATGTTCAGGGTGCCGGTCTCGATTTCGATGATCCGGCCGCGCTTGAAGTGGATCCGGTCGCCTTCGTCGGTGTAGAGGGCGATTTCGCCGGGGGCGAGGTTCTGCAGGCGGTAGCGGCGGTCGGCGACCACCAGCACGATGCCGTGGGAACGGTCACCACCGAGGAAAGTCGCGATGCCTTCGGCGCCGGCCAGCGGGTTGCTGGTGAAACCGTAGGGTTCGAAGTGCTCCATGTCGTCGTTCACTTCACCGGCGGTCAGGCGCATTTGCAGCGATTGCAGTTTGTTGGCCGAGTTGGCAAGCACGACGGTGCCGCGCGCCAGCAGGCGGGTCAGTAGGCTCATGAGGGGTTCCTTGGGCGAGCGGTGTGTCAGGAAATCTTGGATGTTTGGAAGATGGCTATCGCCAGCAAGCCGGCTCCCACAAGGTGCGCGGCAGCACACAAAAACCAGGCTCGGCCTCGCCCCCTGTTGTGGGAGCCGGCTTGCTGGCGATAGCGGCAGAACCGGCATCGCAGATGACGTGGTTACCTGGTCCTGGCCTTCGTCGGCGTGGCCTCGAAGACCTCCGGCGGCGCCACTTCCAGGGTGGTGATCGAACCCTGTGCAGACAGCGAGTAGGTGATCTTCGAAATCAGCATGTCCTGGTCCACGTCCAGCACCGGGTCCTTCACCCGCACCAACAGGTTGTGCCGCCACAGGTCACCGTTGGACTGTCGCCAGCCCTGTACGCTGTAGGTAGTAGCCAGGGCCTTGCCGACGCGGGTCGCCCGTTCCCAGTCGGCCCGTTGCTGGGCCAGTTCCGAGGTGAGTTGGACACTTTCGCTGATCACCGTGACCCGCTTGCGCAGCGGGTTGGCCTCACTGGACACGCCGCTGACTTCGCTCACCGCGCTACCGCTTTTCTGGTCGCTGCCCTTGTGCTGGCCGATCACCCGGTACTCGGAGAACACCGCGCTATAGTCCCGCGCGGTGCTGGCCGAGAGGATGTTCTTGCCCAACTCGAGCACATCGCTGGCGCGCCCGGCACTGCCGGGTTTGGCCAGCACCAGGTTGCCGTTCGCATCATCGGTGGAGAACACCCGGTACAAGGTCAGCAAACGGTCAATGGACTTGAACACCGTCTCCCCTGGCACGATGCTGTGGGTCTGCAGCTTGGTGGTTTGCGCGATCTCGCTGCGCACGTTGACCTGGTAGGGTTTGGCGAGTGCCTCGACGATCGTCAGCAGGCCCTGCTGACGCCATTGGCTCGGCTGGTTGATCGCCGCGCAATCGACCAGGTCGCGGGTCAGCGAACTGCCCTCGATGGTCAGGCTGATCTGCTTGCCGTCATAGCTGATGGGCGCCTGGTAGACATGTCCGGTGAGCACCAGATCGCAGCCGATCAGCACCTGGCAACGGGCGCCGGCCTTGATCGGCACGGCCAGGGTCTGCCCCGGCCATTGCCAGGTGATGCCCAGCTTGAAGGTGCGGAACTGGCGCTCGAGATCGGCACTGATCTCGATGGCCTTCCAGCCTTCGTAGCTCAGACCGTCGACCAACAGGACGACGGCGTTGTCGATATCGTTCATGGCTTACTCCCGGGAGATCTGCAACGGTGCTGGCGGGACGAAACCGGGGTGGGCAATGCGATTGCGCTGCACCACTTCCACGACCCGTGTGGCATCGCCGAAGTTCTTGTAGGCGACGACCAGCGCCGGCAGGTTGCTCTTGGGCACCAGATCAATCAGTCGCACACCGTTGGAGGCCACCGCGTTGAGATGCTGCACCAGCGCCTGGCGCACGGTATTGAGCGCCTGGTAATGCACCGAATCGGCCTTGAGCGCCGCCTGCCAGATCGCCTCGTTGAGGTTGTCGCGCAGCGCCAGCACGTCATCGACCACCGGCACGTCGGCGCGCTGCACCGGCTGCTGGGCCTGTTGCGCCAGCGACGGGGTGACGGCCAGCTTCACCGCCTGGGTCGCCGCCGGGATCACCGACACCAACTGGGCGATCTGCACTAGCAGGGCATCCTGGATCAGGTTCACCGTGGCCTGCGAGGCCGCAGCGGTGTCCTTGCCAATAGCCAGTTGCGAGGCGTCGAGGGACTTGGCTTCCTCGACCTGTTTCGACAGATCGGCCAGCATCCCGTGATAGCCCTGGACCGCAAAGTCCTTCAAGCCGCGAACTTCGCCGACCAGGCCACGGACCTCGCCGACCAGTCCATTGAACTCGGCCTTGACCTCCCCGAGCACGCCCTTGACCGCCGCGCTCACCTGATGGGGAAACTCCTTGACCGTACGGACCAGGGCATAGACATTCGCGTAGGTTTCGATCAGCGGCTGCAACTCCCGTTCGATCACCTGATACGCCTGGGTGATGCCCTTGCGCAGGTTCTCCACGCCGATCCGCGCCTGGTTGACCAGTTTCATCGCCTCATCGAAACGGCCCACCGAGGCGTCGAGCAACTTGCTCGACGCCACCTGCAGTTGCTCCTGGGTGTTGACGATGGGCTTGGGGAACTGCAGCGGCTGGTCCGGGTAGAACTTCAGGTTGAAGGTCACCAGTCCGCCATCCTCGCGGGTCTGGGTCATGTCGCATTCGCCGACCTTGACCTGCATCCGTCCCAGCCATGGGTGGACCAGTTCGCCGCTGCCCTCCTCCAGCGCCTTGAGCAGGTTGTCACGTTGCTCCAGACAATCGGCGCCGACGATAAAGGCGGTCAGGTCATGGATTTTCGCCTGCTGGCCAAGCCGCTCGAAGAACGGCTGGTCGCGCTGGGGATATTCATGCAACTGGCCTTTCTGGCCGACCGGGGTCTTCGCCTGGTCGACCCAGAACGGCACGCCGCGAAACGACGCCGGCAACAGGCGATCACGCCAGTTAGTCGCCATAGGCACCTCCGAGGGAAAGCGAGCGGTAGCCGACGGCAGACGTCAGGTTCAGGCCCGGTTGGTTGGTTTGGGGTTGGTCGACACGCAGGCCCTGAGGCGCGTTTTCGAAACGCACGGTCAGGCCGCCTTCGAGTTGGGTACGGTTGTTGGTGGCGGTTTGCTGGACGAGCAGGTTGGCGTTCTGCGTCAGGCCGCTGCCTGCCCCAGTGCTTTCGTCACGCTCCCAGAAGAACGAATGACGTCCATCTGCGGTTGTCACGGCATTGCGCTGTTGCTGCTGCTCGGTCCAGTCCTCCACCTTGCCCGTAATCTGGGTGACGAAGCCTCCGACGTGGCCACCGAGCCATTCCCGGATCGGCTCAAACAGTTCCTTCAACTTCTGCACCCAGCCAAAGAACCAGCCGATGATCGGCTCCCAGTTCTTGATGATCAGGTCCAGCGGTAGCCAGTCGAATATTCCCTTGAGAAAATCCATGACCGGTAGGGCCAACGCTTTCAGCAATCCCCACATTGCGCTGAAGAAGTCGGCCAAAGGTCCCCAGTTGTTGATGACTATTCCCATCGGAGTCCAGGAAAACACCGTCAGGATAAAGTCGAGATAGGCTGCAACACCGGCCTTGAGCGTGTCCCAATGACTCGAGAAATAGTCACTGATAGCCCCCCAGATCCCCATGAAAAATCCCGAGAGGGGTTTCCAGAAAGTGACAATCAAGGTAGCCGCGGCCGCTATACCTGCTGCCACCAACCCAACAGGCGAGGACAGTGCAATAAACCCGGCAGCTGCTCCGGCAATCGCAGTGAATGCCAGAGCGCCAGCTGCCAAGCCTTGTACCAAGGCTGGATTGTTCGCGACGAATTGTCCGAACTGGGTAGCCAGAGGTATCAACGCGGTCACGATACTGTCGAAGGCTGGTAGCAACGCCTGACCGATCTTCAGGGAGATTTGATCCAGGGCCTTGCTGAGCGCCGCCACATGCTGTGCAGTTTCTCCCAGTACCTGCGCAGATGACTTCTGGGCAATCGGTACCTTGGACACGGTTCCGATTGAAGGCGTTACAGGGGACACAGCTCCTGAACCGTTTGAGACTTCGCCCGCCTTCGGTATCACCTGCAGCTGCGACGCTTTACGTGCGAAATCCGCCTGGGCCTGGCGATCCTGCTCGTTGATAGCGGCCTTGAGTCCCTTGGTAAAGGGCGCCAACAAACCACCGCCCTCCAGATCCACCTTATCAAGACCGCTGTCTGTGAATCCCGTTTTCAGGTCACTGATCTTGAAGTTGAACCCTCTGTTTTTTTCGTCAGGACTTTTATCCTTGTCAGTGCCTTGGTCCTTGTCAGTGATTTTTTCCTGATGAGTGCTTTTATCTTTGAGAGCCGCACTGACCGTCTCCACCAAAGCCTTCAAGTCCTTCACGTGGACGAAGTCCTTCAAGCGGACATTACCTGGTTTCTTCTTAGCCATCACTGCACCTGCTGCATCGCATTGATCCGTTGCGCGTGCTCCAGGGACTCCCGGAGCACATCCAGTGGCCTTGCCATCATCTGTTCGGGGTCAACCTTCCAGAACCAGGCCAGGTCATAGGCGACCGCAATCAGTTCGCCGATGGCTGCGATGCCGCACTCATGAAAAAACCCGCCACCGCCCAACTCAAGGTATTGAGGTCGGACAGATCCAGCTGGTTGACCGACGACGGCGGGATGCCGGCGCAGACCGCGATGTACTTGGCCGCGACATCCATGTCGAGGCTGACCTCTTCGCTCTTGTCGATCTTGTACGGCAGCGCCTTGATCGCCCGCACTTCCTGCACCGTCGGACGGCGCAGGGTGAGTTCGTCAAGGGTTGCGCCGTGGGCTTCGATGGGCACCTGCAGCTTCATCGGCTCGCTCATTGCCAGGTCCCCTTGATGCCTTCGAATTTCAGTTCGATGGCCGCGTCATCACCCTTGAGGACCGGCTCCTCGACCAGGTAGGCACCGGCCAGGACGTAGACCTTGCCGTTGCTGAATTCGCAGGTAACGGTCATGTCGGAACCGGCGATCAGTTGCTTGAGGGGGAAGTCCGCGGTGTGCAGCGCGGTAACCTTGAAAGAGGGAGCGATGTCGGTTTCCTTGTAGAAACCCGGTACCACCGTTTCCCGTTTGACAGCCATCAGCGGCGCTTCGCAGCCGCCGTTGATGGTCAGTTGAGCGCCGTCCACTTTGACGTAGCAGGTGCCCGCAATCAGTTGTCCCATGATGTATCTCCAAAAAATAAGCCCGCTCATGGCGGGCTGAAATGAAACCGTGAAGAGGACGCGGCTCAGGCCGCCGCGTCGTACTGCAGGCGGAACTGGTTGAGCAGCGCGAATACGCGCAGGCCGTTGACGTAGTCAGGCGGGAACAGCACGTTGACCCGGCTCGGGTCCTGGCTGTCGCGCTCGACGATCAGGTGTTCGGCGAACAGTTCGGCGTTTTCCACGTGGCCTTCCAGTTCGAGCTTGGCGTACTGGGCGATCAGCTCACCGCGGATGGTGCTCGGGGTGACGATCGGTTGGCCGGCGCCGAAGCGGGTGCCATCGGCAGCCAGTTTGTGGCGGCCGTACTTGCTGGTGATCACGCTTTGCAGACGGCGCACGATGAAAGCCGACTGGTGCATGGTCTCGCTGTCCAGGTAGGAGTTGTCCGCCTGACCATAGGCATTCTTCTGGTAGGTGGTGATCGCCCGCTGGATGCGCACGTAGCCACCTTCGTAGTAGGCGGTGGCGACACCGTAGCTGAGCAGCGACTGGCGCTCGGTCAGGGTGAAACGCTCGCTGGCCGCGGCCGGATCGACGCCCGGCAGGCTGCCGCTCTGGGTCGGACGGCTGGCGTCAGCCGAGATGAACACCGAAGTGCGTGCAGCCAGTGCGGCGGCCTGAACCCAGACCGGTTGCGGTACGCCCTGCTCCATCGCCAGGATGGTGACGTGCTGGTCGTTGCGGGTCTGACCGGCAGCGACCAGCGTGCCCACGGTGCCACGCTTGGCGGTGTAGACATGTCCGAACAGTTGCTTGGACCAGGACCAGCGACCGACGCTGTCATCCATTGCCGCCTGCCAGGCATTCAGCGAGGCCACGTCGGACCAGGGCTGGCAGATGAACTCGAAAGGCTCGTCGCCCAGTGCCGCGAGGGCCGCGACCTGATCCGGAATACCGGCACCACCGGCCATCTTCGCGCTGACGATGGTCAGGCCGGCCGGGGTTTCCTCGCCGTTGCTCTTGCCCAGGCGGTTGAACTGCAGGCTGATGTCGTTACCGCTGTCACCGGTCCATTTGCAGCTCAGGGTGACGGTGCCATCAGTGGCCACGGCGCTGACCGGCAGGTCGGCGGCGGCATTTACTTGCAGCGCCAGGGTGCTGGCGACCTGGGCGGCGGTCTGGCCGCTGACCACGGCGGCCTGTACGCGGACACCACCAACATACAGATTGAGCACACCGCTTTCGGTGGCGGCGCCGGTCAGTTTCAGGTCGGCCTTGGCAATCGCGCCGGTGGTGTTGCGCAGCGGCAGGCACCAGATCTCGCCGACCGGGTCGGCCTTGCGCCAGGTGTCGTACATGGCGGCGAGCATCGAACCCTGACCGCCGATGCTCTTGGCCAGGGCGACGCTGGAGACCAGCACCAGGCTGCCGATTTCCGGGCTGGTGGCGTTGTCGTTGACCTGGGCGACGATCAGTCGACGCAGGGTCGACGACGCGCTATTGGCCGCCGAGTTGTCCATCTCGGCGTAGAACAGCGGAACACGCAGGTCCGAAGGAATGTTGCTGAATCCGATAGCCATTATTGGGCTTCCTGTGGTTGTGCCGCTTGCACGGCGGAAAGGGTGATATCGCCATCGGCCTGGCGGCGGCGCCACCAGGCACTGTCGGCCACTTCGCGACCGGTGACCGGCAACAGGTCGCCGGCTTCCGGATCCGGTACGGAACGGCCGGCAGCCGGCACTACGTTGATACGTTGAGTCATGGTTTTACGTTTCCTGAAAAGGCCAGCTCCAGGCGCCCGTCGGGGCCTGGGCGGTGCAGATTGGGGTCGGCGGGGTCGATGGCATCGACCCGCACCGTCACCCCGGTAAAGGACGGCAAGCCGTCCAGTTCACGCTCATGCCAGGTTTCCGCCGGGTCGGTGGTGCGGTTGCGCCCCAGTTGGAACTCGGCGAAGAAACGCAGGCGATACAGCAAGCGAGTGGCGTTGATCGACACCAGCCGGCCGCCGCCGTATTGCAGGGGCGTATAGAAGGTGTCGGGCTTGAACCCCACTAGCGCGCGCCAGAGTTCGGCGCGCAGGGCGTGGAGTTGATCGAAAGGGGCCTGGCCGTTGCTGGCATCGAGCACCAGGGTCAGTTCCAGGCGGTCGCGGATGGTCTGCCGGGAAACGTTCTGCGCGGTGTTCTCGGCAGCCAGGTCGCAACGAACGGTGATAAAGGCTGACGGGGTCGGCAGCGTGGTGTTGCCTTGCAGCAGGTCCAGGTCGAGGCCGGTGGAAATGTGTTGGGCAAGGCTGGGGCATTCAGCACGCAGTTGCGTGATGATTGGGGTGATGTTCATGGGAAAATTCCGGTTCGAATGGAAGGACGCGGTCGCAGACTGGGCGAGTTACGTTGGGTACCGAACAACAATCCGGCTATCGGGCAGGGAGAACCGAATCCGCTAACGCTCCAGGCAACTGGCAGAAATACTGCAGCGGTAACTGTTGGCGCGGTTGCCACTGGCGGTCACCTTGTCGATGGACCAGCGCCCCTGCATGAAATCAGGCCAACTGCTGTCCAGCAGCACCAGCCCTTCGGCCGCCAGCGCCGGATTACCCGGGCAGTCGATACGCAGTTTCAGAGACTCGCGCTCCATGCGCCGCACCTCACCTTCACCCGCCGCCCGCGCCTCATCCTCGGAGGGATAACGCTGGCGAAGTTTCTTGAAGGGCTTGGTGCCGGTCTCGACCACTCGCTCGCGTCCGGCCGCCGCATCCCACCAGGTGGTCTGGCAGCCCTGGTACTTGCCGCGGCTGCTGTCGTCGAGCGTGGCAGCCATGAAGGCCGGATCACCCGGACGATTGTCGCGGGTCACCGATAGGCGCACATCCTCCAGCTGTTTGCCGGACAGCGACTTGACCTGCCCACGGCGGGCCAGCACATACAGCTCGTTCACCGGTTTGGTGACGGCGTCGAAGCGACGGGCAATCCGTGTGAGAAAGCCCATGTCGGTTTCATTGGACTGGTCCAGATGTGTGATGCGAATGCCATCCAACTCCGATGCCACCCGCGGTGAAAAGCCGTGCCGGGAGGTCAGTTGCCGAAACAGTGCGCCCAAGGTGGTAGGACCATGACTGACACTGCGACGAGCCCGGAAACCGGTCGCATCATTGACCTCGAACGGCGCCGCCGTGGCCAGCAAAGTAAGGCGCGGAGGGAACAGCATCGGTGTACGTCGGGTGACGATGAACTCGCCCTTGTCGACCAACCCGGACTCCCGGTAGCCGATACGCAGCCCCACCTTGCCGCCCAGGCTGGGCAGGCCCGGCAAGTCCTCGATATCCAGTGTCAGTTTGAGCTGGTCGGACTCGATGCCCGCAGCATCGGTGTATTCCCAATCGATCAGCCGTTGGTTGAGCAGCGCGGCATTGGCACCATACAGTTCTACCTCGGGGGTAAATCCCAGGCTCATGACTCCCTCCTCAATCCCAGGCCGATACAGGGGCGGCACTCGGAGCGCGTGCCTCGACTTCCGGCAGAATCACCCAGATGCCTGCGGGCAACACCGCACCGTACTCGGCCAGGCGCGGATTGAGACGCCAGAGCGCCTCCTCCACAACGTCGTCGCAACGTCCCTGCTCGCGGTACAGCAACAGATTCACCGAATCACCGGCCATGCTTCGTGCTCTACGCATTGACGAACTCCTTGAGGTCCACTGTCCAATCGACGACCATGGCCGTGCCATCGTCGATGATCTGCCCCTGGGTCTCCGACACACTGTCGATTCGCCACAGTCCCCAGTTGCGCCCGATCCCATCGACCAGCGGCAAGGGCACGGCACGGGCCTGCAGGGTTCGCAATTGGTCGAGCCGCTCCATGCCAGCCGCGCCCATGGCCTTGCCGCCAATGGTCAGGCTCTCCAGTCCGGGACCGGTCTGGCTGGACTTCGGTTTGCTCTGCAGGATGTTCAGTTCGACCCAGCCGCCGGCGGTCTTGCGTACCAGCGTGCTGTAGGCGAAATCCCTGGACAGGCCAAAGATGAAATCGCCCAACGCCATCTGCTGTCGCATCAGTCACCTCCATCGGTCAGGGCCGTGCCACGCCGTGCAGCGAGGGGATCGGCCATCATCATCGGCACGAATTGCGCCTGCATCTGTTGCATCACGGTATCGGCCAACTGCCGGGCGGTGGCCTGGTCCAGGCCGTTGATCTGGATGACCGGGGCGAAGCTGACCTGGCGGTTGTCCGCGGGCTTGGCAGCCAGCTCGCTGCCGACCGCACCTGGCGCCGGCAAGCGGTTGCCAGGACTACTGATCCTGTCGCCCAACTTGTCCCCCAGCCATGAGCCGACATCACTGCCGGCGATACCGCCGAGCACACCGCCCAAGGCACCACCGATGGCCGTGCCGACACCGGGGAAAATCAGCGTGCCAAGGGCTGCGCCTGCCGAAGCCCCGGCAGAGGCCCCCGCCCAGCCACCGCCAGCCATGCCAAGGCCGCTGAGCATGGATTTGGTATCGCCTTCACGGGCCGCATCGAACACCTGCATGCCGGCATCCAGCAACCTCATCGGTCCCGGCAGGCGGCCACGCATCGAACGGGTACCGGCCATCAAGCGCTCACTGGCCATGGAGCCTGTCAGCCCCTGAGCCAACGACAGGCTTGCACCGGAAGGCCCAGCGAAACCTATCGCCGTGCCCGAGAGCGAACGGACGGTCGCCGAGACAGGCTGGTTGACCTTCGTCCTCGTCACCCTGGGGTTGTTGCGCAACTTATTCCTGGAACGACCAGCGGAATGACTGAGGGAGGACGCTGCTCCAGTTCTATTGCGCGATTTACCGCCTCTCTTGCGGAGATTGTTGCCACGGTCTGCACCGAGGCACTTGCACTCGCAATACTGGATACGGTTATCCCGACGCTTGTTCTGCTGTTGTCGGGACTTGCCCCGGGGTTTGTCCTGCGATTGCTGCGGGGGGATGTTCTTGGCGGTTTTCGGCGGTTTGCCCTGAATATCACCGGTCTTGCGCTCCTCGGAACAGAGGCACTTGCATTCGCAGTATTTGATTTCAGTGCTGGAGGCTCGCGCGTTCGAGCCCGGCGTCGAAGATTTCTCAGTCGGTTTCTTGAAAAGCGAGGGCAGTTTCTCTTCCGCCTTATTCTCGATACGGGCCTTCACGGACTCCAGCCCATGCTTGACCACCACCCCCGCCAGGGCCTTGGCTCCCGCCGCCGCCAGGACAGCAACACCGGTAGCAACGGCGGCGGCCACCTTGGGCATACCCTCAGCCCATTGGCTCAAACCGTTGACCCCACTGCTGAGCCACCCCAGCCCTCCCTCGATCAAGGGCGCGAAGGCATTACCCAACGTCGTAGAGAAACGATTCAGGCTGGCCGAGAACTGATTCCAACTCCCAGACAGAGAATCACCGCCGCTTTCAGCAGCCTGGTGCAGGGCACTTTTGTCACCCAGTACCGAACTGGCATAACTGCCTTTATCGGCAACCTGGGAAAAGGCCTGCTTCAGCGGAGCCGGGTCTTTCAGCAGTTGGAGAATCAAGTCGTCATTGCCAAACAGGCTTTTCGCCAGACCGGCCTGTTTGTCAGGAGAAACCTTGCCCAGGGACTCAAGCAAAGAGGCGATGGCCGCAGGGGCGTCTTGCTTCATCGCCGCTGATAACTCGTTGCGATCCAGATCGAGATCGGTAAACGCTGCCTGCTGCGCCGCCGAGGCATCCTTGCCCAGGGCAGTACTGAGCGTCGTCAAGGCACCAGACGCCTGGTCCTTGTTCATGCCAGCTTGTAACAGAACCGCCGAAAACGCTGCTGTCTGTTCCGGCAAAAGGCCGAGTACAGCGCTGGCAGCGCCAACTTGTCGAACGACCGCACCAATATCCGCAGGCAGCGCACCGAACTTCTGCGCAAGCAGGCTGGAGGCATCCCCCAGATCCAGCACCTGTACCTGATTGAGCTTCAGTGCGCTGCGCCAACCGGCCATAAGCTCGCCGGACTGTTCGGTACCCATGCGAAACGCAGAGGCCATCAGTGCGGCATCGTGGGTGAAGCCCAACACGGCTTCGCGCCTGGCTTCGGGGTTGCTTGCGTCCTTGCCGATACCTGCGGTGAGCGCCAGCCGCTCCACCTTGACCAGGTCCACGGCACTGATTCCCCTGGTGGCCAATGGACGCTCGCTGGCCATCTGCAGACTGACTTTCGACCAGGCTTCGCGCTCATTGCGATCGAGCTGCAGCACCACGGCCAGATCAGCGATTGCCGCATCCAGGGCAATCGCTGACTGCAGCCGTCCGGGCGCCGCGCGCTCAGTGCTATCTTGTGCCATCCGGCGCTACTCCTCTTTCAACCCCAGGCGTGCCACCGCTATGTCGTAGCGGCGCATGGCCTTTGCGGCGTCCCACTCGAGGATCTCCGCCTCGCTCGCCAGGTAGACGAGCGGCACGACATCGAGAATTACTTCGATGTCGCGCTCTGAAAGAAGGCCGCCGGTTTGTTTAAAAAATCATCGATACGCACCTGCAACTGGGTCCAGTCAGGTACGGTGAGATGGGCCAGATCGGGAATCATCAGCCCGGTGCAATGGGCGGTGATGAACTCGGCCCGTTCCTTGGCCGTCTTCAGCGTCTTCATCACCTTGGTCGCCCGCAACGCGGGCATTTCCAGGCTCAGCGAGCTGATGCTGCGCCCGCCCAGGTCCAGCGGCTGCAGCAGTTGCACCTGGTCGGGATCCGACTCCTGCACTTCGCCAGTGGCACGCTGAGCCTCGGCGGACTGCTCCAGGAAATAGCTGGCGGGGCGCGTCGACATGTCGTGCACGTACTGGGCGATGCTTACGTAGTCCGGGCGCTTGAGCTGGTCGAGTACCTTGTCCGAAAGACCGGTCGCCAGCTTGGCCAGCGCGAAGAACTGATCATCCTCATCGTCTCCGGCACGAGCCAGGGCTTCCTTTTGCGCGGCATAAAGCAGCGGCTTGAGCTGGATCTGCTCGATCTGCCCACCGTCATCGGCGGTGATGGGCGAAAGCAGGCGATGCTTGGGGGGCATCCAGGACATGTAGTGAACTCCTTGAAGACGGATGGGGCCGTCAGCGACACCCTTGAATGGGTCGAGACGGCCGATAAAAACCGCGAAACGCGGCTCAGGGCATCAGCACGGCGCGGCGTGCACTACCCAGGATGTCCACGCCGTTGAGCATGAATTTCTGCGTGCGCACATCGATGTCGATGACCGGCACGCCGTTTTCCAGGCGGTTGTAGGTACGGCAGGAGAACTCCAGGGTGGTCTTGGGCTTGTCGCCCATTTTCAGGGTGCTTTCCTCGAGGGATTTCAGCCGGCCACCGACGGTGTGGTAGATGAAGTAGGTGTTGCCATCCTGGTCCTGGCCAGCCTCGCGGACATTGAGCAGGATGTCGTCGCCCACGGTCACGCCCAGTGCCAGCATCAGCTCGGGACCGGCGCCCTGCAGGATCAGCTTGGCCGACAGCGCCTTGGCGCCCTTGGCCATTTCCTCGACGATGAAACGGCCGCCCTGCATCGTTTCCATGTCGAACTCGATCTTCGGCGGGGTGAATTCCTCCACCGTGGCCGACAGCGGCAGGCCTTGGAGGGTGGCCGCAATGGCCTGTCTTACGCGGTTGGTAAACATTAGAGAACGTCCTCCAGGAACTGTTCGATGATTTCATCGCGGGCGTTGAGCTGGTAAACCATGTGCTCGTTCGGGGCATAGCGGCCGTAGTCGATGACCACGAACCAGGTGCCGTTCTTGTATTTCTCGACGCTGTTCAGCTCGGGGTGCAGGTAGACGTTGCCACCCGGGATGGTTTCATCGGCCACCAGGGTCTGCAGCCAGTCGTTGATGCGCTTGACCTCCTGCTCCATGAAGGATTTGGTGAGATTGCGCGCCATGGCTTTCTGGCCGGCCTTGACCAGCTTGCGGCTGATGGCATCTTCCAGGCCGACGTAGCTGATGAACTTGCCGGTGACCGAGCGATTGCCCAGCAGGGAAAAGCCACCGAGTACGGTGCGGGCGTAGTAGCTGACGCCATAGCGGTTGAGCAGATCGCCCTCGGTGGAAGTGTCGAGGATGTTGTATTCGACGACGCGGGAAACGTCCTCGGCGAAGGTCACCTGGTTGCCCGGGCTTTCCCATTGCTTGACCTTGGCCAGTGCGGCGATGGCCAGGCTGGACGGTGCCAGGAACACGTTCTTCTTCGCCGCCCTGGAGTAGATGGCCGGCAGGTTGTGCACCAGCAGGCAACGGTCGAAGTCCAGTTCGGCGCCGCCCAGTTCCTTGCTGTAGTTCACTTGGTCGGCGACCGAGACATCCTTGCCATCGAGCACCACACGGGCCTTGATGCGCTTGCCGAAGGCGGCGAATTCGCCGGCAACAGCCTTGGAGCCGGTGAAGCCCGGCGCACCAATGATGGTCAGGTCCTCGGGAACGCTGTTCAGCGCCGCCAGGCCCAGCTTGCGACCGGTGGTCGGGTCTTCGCCGCCGATCACGTTGTTCAGGGTATCGGCGGGGGTAGCGCCCTCTTCGACGATGACCACGTAGACCGGTACCTTGACCACTTTCAGAATCTGGTAGACCGCCTGGAACAGGGTGCCGGCTTCAGCACCGGTGGGGTCCAACTGTGCCTGGGTGGTGAAGCTGTTCAAGCGCAGCGGAGTGTTGCGCGGCAGCAGGGCGCTGGCGTTCGGTGCGGTACCGACCAGACCGATGACGTTGTCGCCCAGGCCACCCATGGCCTCCGGCGATTCGGTGGCATTGACAGTGATGCCGTTGTGCTCGAAGTTCAAAACCTCAGCCATGGTTATTCTACCTTCCTGGTGGCGGCCGTCTTGGCCGGGTGGGAGTTCTGGGCCAGGACGCTGGACAGTTCCAGGCGTCCGGCGCTACGCAGCGCGCTGGCTTCGACATCGAGCAGTTCGAGCTCCTGGCCGACGCTCGACCAGTGCCCGCCCCCGATGGGGAACGGCACGATGACGGTGTATTTCTGGCGGTTGGACATTTGCGAATTTCTCCAGACGCAAAAACACGAAAGCCCCGGATAGGGGCTGTGTGCAGGCGAAAAAAAACAGCTTTCGCGGTGGTGGATTAACTACGAGCCGGCAAGGGATAAAGCGCCTTGATCTCGGCGACCTTGTCGCGCCAGGCTTTTTCCTTTTCGGGGCTCTGGTCGTATTGCCATTCCAGGAAAAGCGGATCGGCCTCGCTGACATACCGGGTACGGCGCGCAGCGACCAGGTTTTCCAGCTTTTGCGCACGTTCGTTTTCCAGGCAGATTTCATCAGCGTGTTCGGCACTGAAGCCCAATGCGATCAGTGTGGAGCGGTCGGCAGGGACGTTGATCAGGGTTTCGCCAGAGGCGACCAGGAGTTTCTCGATAAAACCGGACATGCTCAGGCCCCCTTCACGGTGTAGCGTTTGTCGTTGTCATTGGTATAGGCAAGACGGGTTTCAGGATAAGCCTGTCCCATCTCAGGCGCATTGATGGAAAATGATTTAACCATCCAGGCAATCTCTCCCGTATTATTTACCTCATTGACTACCGCCCGGCTAATCTCAACTTCCTTATCAACACGACTGTAGTGAACCTCCTCAGAGAAGTTCTTGACCAACTTATAGGTAAGCCCACCGCGCAAATAGCAACCCGAGTCCTGGTAAGAGTTGACCAGGTCACCACTCTTAATACCTGCATACATGGGAAGCGTGCCTGTAGCTGGTCGGGCAATACACAACATGCCAAACTCAGCACGGCGCACTGTTTCACGATATGTCTGGGATACTCGCTTGATAGCCATGAAGTTGGCATCGCCATGCCAAAGGCAACCACACCCTTCCAGTTCCAGATTCAAGCCTGCAACATGAACTTCCGCATTGTTCTTGAACGGATCACGATCAGAATCCTGTGAAAAGGTACGAGTGATACTGATCTCAGAGACACCTCGATCGTTACCCGGCATCCGCCACCAGACCGGATACATCATATCCGTAGGCAGTCCGGTCAAGTCGATGATCTGGGCATAAGACTCCTTGCCATTGATGTCCTTCGCCTTTACCGAATTGCGCCAGTTCGTAAACTGGTCGAGTGCGACATCCATACGCGCGTCGATCTTGCCGAGCTGGTTGGTCACCGTCTCGGTCAGTTTGTTACACGCATCCACAACCTTGGTAATCGTTGTTTCAATTCCCATTATCAACCCCAATAAAATTTAAGTAACCAATACTGGCATTCAATGTCACGGTACCGTCGTCAGGCCCTACTTCGCCTCCAACGCCATCACCCGCAACATCAGGTCCACATGGCGGTACATGTTGCCGATCGAGGCTGCGGCCAGTTCGGCGATCTCCTGCGCCAGCAACACATTGAGATTTTCACTGCCGACGACCACCGTGACGCTGTCGGTCGGCAAGGCTGAAATATCCAGCGTGAACTTCTGCAGCACGCGGGCAGCCGCCGCCTTATAGGTCAACAGCGTGCCAGCCACCGAATACACCGCCAGCAAAGTGCCGCTGGCAAGGTAGAAGCCGAACTCACCGATTTCATATTCATCGGTGCCGTCGAATAACGCGGCCATACGCAGTTGTTGCGAGCCCAGATCCTCGTAGTCGATGATCGCCACCCGCTGGCGCTCGTCGCGCAGGGCCGTCTCGCTACCGTTCGGGTCATAGCGCGCGGTCCCGGCGCCAATATGGGTGATGCTTCCTTTCAAGCCCTGGTTTCTTGCCTGCAGCACTTCAGCCAACCCGGCTGAAGTGAAGCGAACCAGGCGCGTAATGTCTTGTGTCATGGCTTCGCCTTGAAGTTTCGTGTGTAGGAAGGGGCACCGGCCCCCATCGATCGCGTCTGCCCGTCAGCTCAAGGCAATACCGCACTGAGGAAAAGCTCACCGTCGCCTAACGGCTGATGAGTGCCACTGCCGAGGCCCAGCGCTGCTCGCAGACTCAGGTCGGGCAACGCGCCTTCGAGGCTGTCGTCGTGAATGCTGAGCGGGCTGTCGAGCGCAGCGGCGACCCGCACGTCCCCGCGGGTTTCGTGCACGATGGTGATAGTGCCCTGGTCACGCTCGCTCTTCGCCGCGTTGATACGACGAATCAGACGGTTGTGATCGCCGCTCGACCAAACGCGACCGATGATCGCCTGTACATCGAAGGTATACGGCGTACCCCGGGGATGTTGCTCGTACCAGGCAGAAATGTTCGGCGTGAAGCCCAGAGACTCCACTGCATGACTCAGCGCCTTGTGTACTCCGGCCTGGCGCTGGATCTGCCAGGACAGGGAGACGGTCAGACGTTTTTCGGTCTCGCTGGCTTGCGCATCCCACTCGCTGACACCCCGATCCGCACCCAGATAAGGCAGGAAATCAATAGGCGTCTGCTGCGGGCTCATCAGTTCGGGAAAAGGCGGGATAACACGTTCGAGCAGTTTCCCGAAAGCCAGATCAAGGGCCTTTTCCAGTGGAGAACTGTTGGCGGGTAACAGGCTGTCGAGGTTTTCTTCCTCCGTCATAACGTCAGCACCTCAACCTCGACAGCCGTGCAGTAAGGTGCCTGAAATGCCGTGGTGACAATGGGCTCACGCGGTTCGAGAATCTCGACCTGCACGGCGCCGGCACTGTGCAGGGTGTAGTCGATCCAGCTCGGTTCGACCCGTCCCTCCAGCCGATGGCAGGCCTCGGCGTAAGCCTGGAGTTGACGGACCGCCGCCAGTTGGGTGAGCCCCGAATCGGGTCCGCCGTTGATCCTGGCCACTACGCGGATCTTGTAGTTCTTGATCTCGGCACCCTGGACGCTGACGAGATCCGTCTCCGGCCGGACATCGGGGCGGGAGAAATGACTGCGAACCCGATCGAGCAATTCGGCCGACGGCGTACCGTCGCCACTGCGTGCAAGAACGGTCACCATCACCTCACCAGGTGCCGTGCGCCGGCCGTTGCCATCCTTGACCTGCGCGGCGTAACCATCGGGGTCGAAGGTGTAGGTGACAGCAACGACGCCCGGTGACGTGTTTTCCACCTTGACCGAGGGGCGCTCCCCCAAGGTGAACACCTCACGGCGATACTGCATGCGCGACCCCGCAGCCGGAGCATGGGGCGCCAGGTAATAACGCAGGCGCGCATCGTCATCACTTTCATAAAGGGGCGGAATCGGCGGAAACGCCGTCGGATCCCCCGGATCCAGCAACTGCCGTTCCAGCCCCATGTCAGCCAGGCGGGCATCGAGGTTACTGCCAGTGGCCCACCAGGCCAGCATCTGCTTGATACGGGCGTTGTACTTGCGCTCATGGGTCTGCAGACGTACGCAGAAAGCCTCGAGTGCCATGGTCAGCAACTCGCTTTCATTCTCCAGGCTGACTTTCAGCTTGGCCGCGCGGTCGGGGGCACGGGCACCGACGTACTCGACGACAAAGGTCTTGAACTCGGCGAGCAGGTCCTCGAAGACCTCGACCTTGACGATCTCCGGTTCCGCCAGTTGGTTCTGGCCAGGGATCAACATGCTCATGTGACTACCTCGAATGTCTGTTGACGGTTCTTCCAGGTCCCGGCGAAACGCAGCAGCAAGCCAGCCCCCTGGCGGCTGGCGACGATGACCTGCGGAACGAAGTCGCCGATGCCGTTGGCCTGGTTGTAGAACGCCTGCGCCGCGTGACTCTGGGCCAGCAGCAAGAGGTCATCACCGAGGTTCTGCCCCAGCAACTCGGGAATCTGCGAACCATAAAGGGGCCGTTTCTGGCGAGTCCCCAGGGGCGTAGTGAGAGCGCGGGTGGCGCGTTGGACGAACTGGAGCCAGTCATCGACCGTCACTCCGCTGTTTCTATCGACTCCGATCAAGGCGGGCTCCTTATGCGGTACTGATGACTCGGCCCTGGTGATCCACCAGAGGGCCGAGCAGATGAACGCCGGCGGCATCGAGGGTCAGCCCCACCGCGCCCAGCTTCAGCTCGATGGACTGCGCGGTCAGCGCCAGACGCGCCGGCCCCAGGGTCAGCTCAACCCCTTCACGGGAACCGCGGAAGGCGGCCTCGCCGTTTTTCCAGTTGAGTATGTGGGTGCTGTCGTCATAGCTGCTCTCGGTGCCGTCCTTGTGCAACCGACGCGTCAGGTTTGCCGTCGTCGCGGCCGGAGGAAAGCGGTCGCAATTGATGCCGAACAACGCCACCGACTGGCTACCGCCCTCCCCTGCGCCGTAGTTCAGCAGCAAGCATTGCTCGCCCACCGAGGGAATACGCGACTCGCTCTGTTCGCCAGCGCTGGGATTGAAGAAGCGGATCGCCGGGGTCAGCAGCTCGCCATGCCTGACCTTGCAGGTATTGCTCGCTGCGTCCACCGATACGCACACGCCAATACGACAGAAACTCTCGGCCCGACGATGCAGGTCGTCGATTTCTGCCTCCATTTCAGCCAGGCGCTCGATGATCGGGCTCAGTTGCAGGCGTAGCAGCGCATCGAACATCGTCAGCTCCTTGCAGGCTTCCTAGGGAAGCGGCGTGTATTGGTCGGGGTCATCAAGGTTGGTCACTTCCCAACTGCGGGCGAACCGGGGAACTCCGGTCGGGTCGTCCAGCAACGGGGGACCGAAGTAAAAGGTCTGGTTGAAGGAAATGGTCCAGCCGCCATAGACCTGACCGGCAAGGGTGAAGGTCGACGGCACACCCTGGATATTGCTGGGCAATTCGCACTGGTCTGTTGCGCCCCAGCGGTTATCGATGACCAGATCGATCAACTGGCTGGCCAGGTTGCAGGCCGACAAGGTCGCATCCATCTCCTGGGTGGCGACCACCGCCTGCAACGAGAGACTGAAATCATGGGCGCGGCGGCCATTACTGGAACGAGTGCCAGCACGGTCGCCGTCGATGCTGATCAGCACCCAGGCCGGCACCACTACACTGTCGAAGTCGCGGCGAGTACCCACCTTGAGCTGAGGGTAAGCGGCCTTGATCACGCTCTGGATAGTAGAAAACAGCATCGAGGGGCTATCGATAGGGTTTGCATGCATGAGGGGTTCCCGTTGCAGAGTCACGGTGGATCCGATTTGAGAGTTGCGTACGGCCGGACGCATTGATGCCGATACGCCCGGCCGTCCAGTGCTGGTAAAGGCCAATGGTCAGACACTGCAAACCATCCAGGTCGGGCGCCGCTTACTGCCCCAGCAACTCCAGGCCATAGGCCATGTTCAGCGACTTGGTCAGCGAAGTGCCCAGGGCAAATACTTCCGTTTCAAAGGTGAAGTAGGCGTTCTGCTGCGCCAGCGGCACCAGCGACGGCGCCAGGCTGTTGAGGGTGTACGAACCCGAGCCGGTCAGCCCTTGTTTGCTCACCGTGGTGCGGGTGCCGTTCAGGTCGGCGGAGACGCGGATCACGTAGTTGAGGGTGCGCTCAGGGTTCTTCGGGTTGAGCGTGACCTTGATCGAGGCGGGAGTGCCTGCTGACTTGACGATATCGGTGATCACAATCTTGTAGTGGGTCAGGGCATTGTCCACAGAACCACCGCTGTTACCGCAGCCGCCGACACGACCGGCAGGCAGGGAGAAATAACCCGCCGGACGATAGGTGCCGGGGATCGCGCAAGCGACAATGCCATCTCGCGCCGCAGCGATACGATAGTTGGCATTCGCACCCAGGCTGTCGTTGGCGGAAATCACCACCCACGGTTCGCTCAGGCTCGGCAGTTCCTGTGGCTTGATGATAGTCAGGTTCTCCTCCGGAGTACGGTAGCGAATGGCCTTACGGGTCGGGCAGTTTCCGGAGAGAATATTGGCCTCGACCGTCAGGTAGCCGATGGGCCGGGACATGTTTTCGCATTGCTGGATCTGCGCCGCCTGGGCGTTGATGGAGGCCAGCAGCGAGCTGGCGGCAATCGCCGCGAAAACAAACAGTTTTTGATGGAACGTCATGGTAGTGACCTCAAGATCGAATGGATGAGGCGCGCACTGGCGCGCTGGACGATTCGCTCTGGGGCGATGGTTGGAGACGCTCGGTCTTCATGTGGTTGAGTGCCGCGCACCGCGAGCACTTGATCTGGATCTGGCTGAACTCGCCGATGCGGGCCAGCAGTCGATTGCATTTGCCGCAGCGAAAATCTTGCAACATCGGTGGACCTCCCTGTTCAACTGGCGATGCGCTCACTGGCTGTTCCCGGGCTCCGGAGGAGGCACTTCGCCAACCCCCAATCGTCTGGCCGCCCAGCGCTCGTAAAGACCGATGGCGACATCCGCCCCGGCCATCGCGGTCAGGCAGCCGAAGGCGCCGGCGGTCCAGATCGACAGTCCGGCGGCGTACAGCAGCATGATGGTCGACACGCCACAGACCATGCAGGCCCCGGAGCGCAATACCAGCCGCCGCAACAGCGACCAGCCGCGGGCGCCTTCCTTGTCGGCGCGCCACATTTCGCCGGATACGCCGCCGATCACGGCCAGCACGATGACCAGCCAGATAGGCATGTCCGCCAACGCTTGTTGCTCGCTCGTCATGTCACGCCTCCTGCAATAAAAAAAGGCCACTCATTGGCCGGTGATGGTTTGGCTTGTTTTTCAAGATAAGGGGTTCTCGACGAAGCCCATGTTCGGTGGGCATTCCAAAAAGCCCGGCTCATACCAGGCTCTTTGGTAATGCCGGCGTCCGTTCCGGCCCCGCACGCCCTTGGGGCGAACATGGGATACGCGAAACGGACACCCGATCCTTCGGCGCGACTGGCGCGGTACGAATCGATTCAAATTGTTCTTCCGACCGCGGTCCATGCCCGCCGGATAACTGTTCACGGTGCTTTACGCTGCACACCCGGGTCAGTTGCCAACCCTCTGAACCGTCAAGGCCGGTTCATCGCTGCCTGTTCTTTGAAGCGGTACGACTAAAGAGCTTCGGGGTCACCCCCTGGCATCGCTGCCCTTGGCTGGCCTTTCCGGCCGGCTTGGAGCAAAGAATATGCATGTATGCATATACAGTCAATGCACAAATGCATTTATTTTTGCGCGGAAAATGCACAAGCGCATGGAAGCCGCGCCGATCAAGGGCTGGGGCTTTTTTGCAGGCGAAAAAAAACCCACATCGCTGTGGGTTTTTTCCGAATCAGAGAGCGTTAACGGGCGTACATGCCCCACCAGAAGACGTGGCCGAGGATGGTGATCTGCTCTTCCTGGATTTCCTGGAAGCTGTAGTCTTCATCCGGGTGCTCGTCGCGATTGAAGCTGCGCAGGCGAATACCGGTCGGCAGACGATAGAGCTGCTTCACCCGCAGTTGGCCGTTATGGTTGATCGCGTAGAGATCGCCATCGACGATGTCGCCAATGGCACTCTTGCCGGCGTTGACCCCGACCGTGGCGCCATCACGCAGCACCGGCAACATGCTGTTGCCACGCACTGTCACGCACTTGGCCTGGTCGAACTGCACGCCGTTGTGACGCAGGCTGCGCTTGCCGAAGCGCAGGCTGGCCTTCTCGCTTTCCTCGATGACGAATCTTCCTGATCCAGCAGCCAATTCAACCTCGCGAAGAAAGGGCACGGACACCTCGTCGTCATTGACGGGGGTGTCGTCGTCCCACAGGCTTATATCCTTGAGTTCAGAGTGCAGCGGGCCCTGTTCCTGGTCACGGGCGGCACCGATATCGGCACGGCCGCGCAGCTGGTCGGTACTGACCTGGAAATACTCGGCGATCTTCGAGATGTGTTTGTCCGAAGGGTCGACGATCTTCCCGCTGAGTATCCGCGACAAGGTGGATTGGGGCACGCCGGTGCGCCGGTGAAGCTCCGTGGGGGAGATCCCGTGGCGGTCGAGCAGTGCTCGGAGGACGGTAGAAACGTTGCGTATTTGCATAATGCGCATATTGATGGGGCTTTGGCTGAATGGCAAATGCTAATTTGCATATTTAGTGCATATCCATTACAGCAACAGCAAAAGGCCATGTCTACGGAGCCGGACCGCCCGTGTTAACCTTGCGCCCATTGCCAGGCAAATAACCCCCATTTTGCCCCCACCCTTTTCAAGCTATCGCCTATCCCACTGATGAATAAGCCAATCTCCGATCTGTCCTCGCACACCCCGATTGTGTTTGAGTAGTAACGAGAAAAAGCCCTACACCCCCGTAATACAGGGGGTGTAGGGCTTTTTCGATAACTGCGACAGGCAAGCTACTTGGCATTGATTGGCATAGTCTGGCGCCCGAAATGCCCCATTTTTGCCCCAAGCATCCGCCCTTACTTCAGGAACTTGTCCGACGTGTACGCCGCCTTTCCGCTGGGCATTTGAATCAGGCCGCCGAGGTTGCCGGCGGCCTTGTCCAGGTAGGCAACCTTCGTTGCACCAGGTACCACCCGGCACGCACCGGACTGCACCAGGCGGCTGGCCGCCGCCGCATCATTGTCGATGGACGCCGAGACCATTTCCTTCCAGTCCCCATAGCTGAAACAGATGATCGATTGAGGCTGAAGGGTCTTGAGGGGATAGTCCTGGGCCAGGACAGAAGACGATGCACCAGCGGCAAGCACAGCGAAGACAGCCAACAGCAATTTCATAGCAATTCCCTTTGGTTGACAGCAAAAGGCCATAATCCCGAATATCCAACGGGAGCACAACTACCTAGGGGCCGCCCTGACCCGACACCTGCCTGGCATAGGCTTGGCAGGCGCTCAGCGCGATTATTGCCCGGTCGCCGTCGTCGCTGACGGCGACAATTCGTTGAGCAGCCGCCGGGTCAATTCTGGCGCGCGTGGCTCCATGAACCAGGCCGCCGGCGGTGGCGGAGGCGTGCACGTCGGCGCTGCCACCGGCAGCGTCCTGGGCAACGAGGACTGACAGCCGTAGATCAGCGGTAGCAAGGCGATCGCGCAGGCGAGCCTGATCATTCTGAACATTCGTCAACTCCTGCTGATGTGATTTATCGGAGGCGGCTAGGCGCTGCTCAAGCGCCACCCGTTTATCCTGCTCGGCACGCTGCTGGGCGGCGGAGGCCATGCTGATTTCAGCCAGATCCTGCTGGTGCAGGCCGGCCTGGCTGGCGAGCTGTTGCCCGTAGCGCCAGCCTTGAACCACCCACGCCCCCGCAGCACCCAGCCCTATCAAGAGCAACAGGGCGAAACCGATGCTCGCAAGCTTCCAGACTGTAGGGCTCATACCAGCACCTCCAACGCCTTGAGATATAGATTCTTGCGTTCAGCAGCTCCATTCGGGGTTCGCCCTGGCCGACCGGTGTTGATGATGCTGCCGATATCGGCGTTGTTGCCGGCGTCGGCCAGCGTGTTCAGCCCGTGGGTCGCCCACCACCAGGCGGCAGACATGCATGCAGGGCCAGGCTGTTCGAGCAGTTCAGGCTGATTGATAAGGTCCAGCCCCAGGGCTTCACCGCACACGGCATAATTGGCACGACCAGTGATCTGGATCGGTCCGCGGCCCCGGTATTTCGAGCCGTCGCCTGGCTGGGTGTTGCCCAGATCCTTCCGGCCTTCGTAGCCGACCTGGGTCGGCGTCGGCCCCCAGATTTCCCGCATGTAGCGGAGCTGTCCTGACTCATGCCCGACCTGGGCGATGAACGCCGCAACCCGCAGGCGGCCAACGATGCCGTATTTGCCCATCGCGGTGTTGAGAGCAGGAACAAAAACGCCGGCTTTGGTGCCGGCGTTCGGGAGAATATTCAGCAGTTGCTGCTGGTTGATGGGCATGTTTTCCTCCAGGCAAAAAATACCGCCAAGTGGCGGTCGGTTTGATCTACGGTGATCAGGTCGGAACGCCAGGCCAAGCCGGGGCATCAGGCCACCCAGGCTGCAAATGAACTCGGTTCACGGCAACGCGGTACTGTTTCCAAGCTTTCAGGCTCGCCGCCTCATCATCGGTCGCCTCTCCCAAGTCGACGGCATCCTGTAACGGAGCGATGCGCAACGATGCCTCACCAAGTAACAGATCGCGTTGCGCATTTGCCAAAGCAAGAACTTCCTCAGCGGTTGGGGATGGCGGAACAAGGACAGGAACCTCTAACGAGTAAATCTCGTCATCGGTCAACCCGTCCGGAAATTCCTCCGACCTCTTATCCGGCCCAATCACTGCACGGAAACTTGTCATATCACTCTTCACTGCATAGCTCATAGATTGTCTTCCCAGCCTGCACAATACACACCCATGCTGCCGCCACTCGATGTCAGGGTGCCCCAATAGATGTTGGTGCTTTCAAGCGTCATCAGCGTCCGCGTAGCAGTAAGAGACGAGTTGTAAGATCCAGAACCGATCGCAACAGGAGATGTTGCGGAAGGCGTAGTTGAATACGAGTTGTTCGGCACAACATATGCCCAGGCAAGTTGCGACGCAGCGGACTGAGATATCACACCGACGTCAATAGCGCCTGCTGTGGGCGGAACAAATGCGGCAACCGCAAGTGGTGTCCACAAAGACACAGGAGCCACTGCATTAGAAATCACAGGCAACACAGTAAGATTTGTACCACTGCCAACTCGGTATTGAGCACGACGCCCAACTTGAATGAAGTTAAGCGGCCTTCCAGACGAATCTGTCCTAACCCAACTCACCCGCGCTTTATGCGTCCATCCTCCAGGAAGGGTCGGATCTGTCGCTCTCAGAGAAAGGAGTCCAGCTGCGCCGTTCGTGCTGCTCCAGACGACCCAAACTGAATACCAGGTTGACGCCGCTACAGTACCGACATCGAGCCCGCTGATGCCGCTCGCCGATATGTTCGGGTTAACCGCAACACTGCGCACAGTCTGGTATGAACCAGCCGCATTCTCCAAAACGATCTCGTCGACTGTAATCGAAACTACAGAACTTGTCCCGGTCGCGGAAACCGTGAGATTTTTAAACGCCCCCTGCGTGCCAACCAAATTATTGACTTGAGGCGGAAGCGAGTCGACAACTAATAAATCAGTTCCATCATAAACAACATCAGAAATCTGACCATTCACAACAAAGGCAGAAACTTTTGTCGCGGTCGAATCATATTGCTTCAGAGACTTCGGACCAACGCCGGAAATATTAAGCGTAGGATTTGCGCCACCCGACGCATGAAAGGCAACTTGAAACCGCTGATTCGGCGCATATGCGGTTACCGCCGGTGTCACTTCCAACGTGAAAGCTGGGGCAGATCCTGCTGTTGTGAATGCAGTAAACGCCTGCCCCTGAACAGCCACTGCCAATTTCTTCGGTGTAACGCTGGTCTTGTCATCAACACCAGCGTTTGTCAGAACCTGCGTTGCAATTTTCACCAACCCAAGAACTGTTTCAGTGGCTTGAACAAAGTATCCACTCAATCGCTGAAACAGTCTCAACGGGGTTACAGCTTTCGAGTCATCAGTTCCTTCCGTTACATCAGAGCTTGTTGCCAACTTAATAACACCGGCAACGCCTTGCGTGGCAGCGCCTGGCTTTGACTGAGCTGCAATTTGCTTAACTGCTGCAACCAACTGCAAGTTATTCGACTCGTCTGGCGTAGCGCCAGACTCTTGAATAACACCGAGGATTTCGGTAGTGACCGCATTCCCCCACTGCGCCGGAATTAACGATCCAGGTGTCCCGGTCACAGTATTCTCATCAACAAACTTTCCGCCGTCCAAACCAACATTCGGCACACTCTTCGGAAAATCCATTACTCACTCTCCCCGTAGTTGATAAATTCAAGTGTGTGAGCAGGCGAGCTGCGCCGGATGACGCACTCCAGCGCACTGCTCGGGTTCACCCCGAAACGCTCACCCCAGTAGCTCGCACCGAAGCGCCGTCCCAAGCGTCGCCGCGGGCCCGTGTGAAGTGTCCACATGAATTGCGCATTCCAGGTGCCGAACCGCGCTGCACCGAAGCGCATGCGCCCGAACCGAGGCGCCCGGTGCTCTGTGATGCTTGCCTGGGGGTATCCCTGTCGGATCGCGATATCGATGAAGTAGGCCCGGCTCTGCCCACCCGTTGCTACCAGGCGCTCACGAACAGCCAGTCGCCGATCCTCGAAGACCGGTTCGAGCCCGACACACGGATCAGGCAGATTCATCACCCGCTCCCAATCAGGAACCAGTTCGGTCACGCCGCCCAGATCCATCTCATTGAGCAGATCGAAGGCCCGGGCATCGACCCGAGCGAGTTCCTGCGACAGCCCCGTGAGGACCTGCCCGATCTCCGGCACCAGGTCAGGATCCCAGGCAGGGCCGAGGGGGAGCAGCGCATTTAACTGCGCCCGGTATTGTTCCGGCGTTCTCAAGCCAGCCATACACACCCCCCGTATGTCAGAAGCTGGTTGGTGGCCGCCGGCACATCAGCTACAGGCGAGATCAGCTTGTGGTCAGTCTCCCCACTCGAACTACTGATGGCCTCAGCGATATGCGTCAGCAACAGCGATTCGCCCAGCCCCGCCTCTCGGTTGTGCAGGTCCTGCAACTGAGCCTCAACAGCGGCCCGTACCGCCGTGGTGTCAGGCGTGAGCCGGATGCTGTAGACCACCGGCACAGGCACCGGGGCAAGCACATACAGCTCGGCTGTGACTGGGCGCAGCGGCTCAATGTAAGCCTTCACTTCTGCCAACTGATCGTCACCCGGTATCGGGTCGCCGTCGTCATCACGCATGAAGAACAGCCCGACAGTGCCCGGGCCAAGGTAGTTTCGGCGGCACCAGGCCCGGGTCACGCCTGCACATTCCAGCGCCCAGGTCTCGTAGTCATCTTTCGAGCCACCGTGCGGGATAACTCGATACGAGCGCACAACCCTCGCGCGCAAGGACTCGACGCTTTCCTGGGCAACGCCACCGACCAGGCCCGGCGCAAGCACGGTGAAGGTGCTGACAATCCCCTCCACAGGCTGTACGAGGGTTAGCACAAGACCCGCGTCGGCATTACCAAGCGTGCCCGCATCCACAGCTTCGACAGTCGTTGTATTGGTGCCGGCGACCGTAGTCTTGCCGGCCGAGACCTTGTACGACCGGCCGTCACCGGCCTGCATCAAAACATCGACGTCCAACGCCGCACCGGCCGCGGCTGTGAAACTGACATCGCCAGCAGCCGGCGCCGCGGCCTTCCGGGGCTGACTCAAGCGCAAGGTTGCGATGCGTTCCAGCGTCTCTTCGTCCGCTGTATCCGGAAGGATCTGATCGGCGATCCAGGCGAGGTAACCATACAGACCATAGGCGCTGCCACTGAGCGCCCGCGCCAGCACCTGAGCGTCAGACCGGCGCATTGCATCGCCGGCCAGGTCGCCCTGGGTACGGCTGACCAGCACCGGCAGAGACGGCGTTTCAAACGGCATAAATCACCTGCCACTGAGTTGGATTGATTTGCAGGCTGTCGCCCGTCAAAAGGGTGAGGATGACTCGCAGGTTCAGGCGATAGCTGTCCTGACGCTCGGTCAGAACGTCGAGCCCAAGGACGTGCCCATCATCGATCAGCCACTGAAGGGCTTCCCGGGCGTAGAATTCAGCATCGCGCTCAGTGGCCGCCGTCAACTTGACCCGACGCAACAGCCAGAGCCGCGAGCCAATCTTGTCGTCAGCAACAGCGGGATAGCTGTCCCCCCACCAGCCGTAGCGCTCGGCGTCGTCGATCAGGTCATCAGGTGAGGCCCGCCGCCATGTGAACAGACTGATAACGACGGCACGCACCAGACCGGCCTCGGTGTCCGGCTCGATGATCATCCGGCACCCCCGACGGGAACCCCGGTTTGTCCGCCACCCGGTGAAACGCCGCCATGCAAGTGTTGGGCCTGGCTGATACCAGCGGCCACCTGATCACCCTGGGAGATGATCTTCCCGGTCTGGGTGATCTGTGGCGTATCGAAGTTCACTGCAACGCCGGCCTTGATATTCAGCGTCTGGGTTTCGATATCGATGATGCGGCCGCGCTTGAGGTGGATCTTGTCCCCTTCATCTGTGTAGATCGCCACCTCACCATCCTGCAGCGTTTGCACCCGGTATCGGCGATCAGCAGCCACCAGCACAACGCCGTGCGACCGATCCCCGCCGAGGAAGGCGACAATCCCCTCAGCGCCCGCCAACGGACTGCTGGTGAAACCGTAGGGTTCGAAGTGTTCCAGGCCGTCCTTGACCTCCCCTGCGTACAACCGCATTTGCAGCTCCCGCATTTTCTTCGCGCCCGCGCCGAGCACGACGACACCACGCATCACTACGTCAAGTAGGCTCATTCTGAAGGCTTCCAATCAGGAGGGATCAAATACTCGAAGTTGTCGGCCTTGCCGCCCTTCTTGAGCTTGTTGTTCTTGCGCCGGTCATTCGGCTCTGGTTCGAAGCTATCCGGCGGGCCAACAACCATCGTTGTCACCGTCCCGGCCTCGCTCAGCGAGTAGGTGATCTCTCCGATCAGCATGTCGCGATCGAGCCCGATCACCGGGTCACGCACTCGCACCAGCATGTTGTGGCGCCATAGCGCACCGTTGCTCTGCCGCCAGCCCTGTACCTTGTAGGTCGTACTGAGCGCCTTCCCCATGCGGGTGACCCGCTCCCAGTTCGCCCGAGCCTGAACCAGCTCCGGGGTCATCTGGCCGGATTCCTTGATGATCATCACCCGTTTGCGCGTGGTACGGTCGTCGGTGACCACGGCATTGATTTCGCTGACGGTCTTGCCGAAGTCCTCGTCGGTGCCCTTGCGCTGCCCCAAAACCCGGTACTCGGAAAACACACCTGAGAAGTCCAGGCCAGCATTACCCGTGAGAATGTTCTTGCCGACCTCCAGGGCATCGAACGCCCAGCCCTCGCTGCCGGGCTTGGCGAGGACCGCCATACCCGCCGCGTCGTCTGTCGAGAAGATCCGGAACACGGTCAGCAGACGGTCAATCGACTCAAACACCGTCTCGCCTGGCTTGATGGTGTGGTCCGCCACCTTGTCTGTGTCGCCAATTTCACTGCGCACCTTGATCCCATAGGGCTCGGCCAGCGCCTTGACGATCGGCAGTGCGCTCTGCCCGCTCCATTGGCCGGGCTGATTCACCGCGGCACAGTCGACCAGATCGGCAGTGAGAGAGCGTCCGGAGATCGACAGTGTGATCTGCTTGTCGTCGTAGCTGATTGGCGTGGCGAATACCCAACCCGTCAGCACCAAGTCGCGGCCAATCCGGACTTCGCACTTGGCACCCTGCCGGATCGGGACCGCGCTGGCCTGACCAGGCCAGCGCCAGGTGATACCGAGCGTGAAGTCACGGGTCTGCCGCTCCAGGCCAGCGGTGATTTCCACCGATTTCCAGCCACGGTAGTCCAGGCCGTCAACCGTCAGGCTGACCGCATTTTCGTCATCAAGCATGGGTTACTCCTGGGCGACCTTGAGCGGCAGCGGCGGGACAAAGCCCGGGTGACGGATCCGATTGCGCTGAACCACCTCGCCCTCCCGGGTCGAGTCACCAAAACGTCGATAAGCCAGCACCAGGGCCGGCAGAGTCTCGGCCGGCGTGATGTCGACAAGCCGAACCCCCGACGCTGCTACCGCTGTGAGATGCTTCACCAGCACCTGACGAAGCGTGGTCAGGGCCCGGTAGTGCTCCGGGTCAGCCTTGAGTGACGCCTCCCAAATCGCTTCTGACAGGTTATCGCGCAGCTCAATGACGTCATCGGCGACCGGAACATCTGGCCGCTCCACCGGCGCGACGGTCTGCTGATCAACCGCCGGCACCGAGTCGAGCGCCCCCGGCTGAACGGCCACCGGCAATTCACTGATGATCAGCCCGACCTGCACCAGCAGCGCGTCTTGCACCAGGTTCGCGGCGGCCTGCGCGGCTGCAGCGGTGTCGACGCCACTGGCCTGGCTGACCGTGTTGATGCTGCTCACCGCCTCCGTGTGCTGCGTCGCTGTAGCAACCGTCCCGCGGTAGGTGGACCCCGGGCTCGAAAAGCTCAGCCCACTGAAGTCGCTGAAATAGCTTGAGAACAACGCCCCGAGCGCCCCCGGCGAGTTGATCAGCGACTGCACAAAGCCGCTGATATTCGTGAACAGCCCAACCAGCGGCGCGAACTGCTGCTGAATCACGTTGAAGACGTTCGACAGGCTGTTGCGCAAACCGATGACGCTCAGGCGAGCCGCATCGACCTTTGCCATCGCTGCCTTGTAACGCGCCAGCGCCGAGTCCAGCAGGCTTTCGGAGGCCTCGGAGACCTGCTTTCGAGTGTTCGCCGTGGCCGTGGGGTACTTGCGCGGCAGCTCCGGATAGAAGGTCAACTCGAACTGAGCAACGCCACCCTCTCGTCTGGAGTGCGAAACACTGCATTCGCCCACCTTGACCTGCATCCGCCCCAGCCATGGATGCACCAGCTCCCCCGGACCCTCGACCTCCAGTGCCTCCAGCAGTTTGTCCCGGCGCGTGAAGCAATCGTCACCGATCACCCATGCCGACATCTTGTGGACTTGCGACTGCTTGCCCAACTGCTCGAAGTACGGTTCATCCCGCTGGGGATACTCGTGGAGCTGCCCCTTCTGCCCGGCCGGCACCCCGGCCTGTTCGACCAGGAAAGGGATGCCGCGGAACGACGCGGGCAGCAGATCATCACGCCAAGTTCTATCCGCCATCACCCACCCCCTATGCTACGGCGACCGACGCTGGGTTTGACACTCAGGCCGGGCTGGTTGGTTTTCGCGGAGTCAACGGTCGTGCCTTCCGGCGCATTAGCAATGTTGATGCGCAGCTCACCCTGCAGGCTCTGGCGGTTATTGGCCGCCGACTGCATCAGCAGAGAGCCCGGCGCAGGCATCTGACCCGGCGACCGCAGCAGCGCCGCTGGGTCGACTCCGGTACCGAGGTTGTTGGCATCCTGCCGCCCGCGGGCGATCTGCACCGCGTTATCGCGCAGCAGCTCCCCAGTCCCGCCGCCTACGCCAGCATTGCGCTGTCGCTGCGCCTCAGTGAAGGCATTCACCTTGTTCGTCGCGTTCTGGACAATTCCATCGCCACCGTCACCGCCACCAAACCATTTCATAATCGGCTCAATAATCGGCTTGATCCGTTCCCACAGATTCTTGAACCAGGCCGTGATCGGCTCCCAGTGTTTGATGATCAGACCCAGTGGGGACCAGTCGAACACCATTTTGAGGAAGTCGAAGAACGGAACAGACAGCGCCTTGATCGCCTCCCAGACTGCGCCGAAGAACTTGGTCAACGGCCCCCAGTTCTCGATGATCAAGCCGATGGGCGTCCAGCTCACAAAGGTCTTGAACACCTCCCATGCAACCATGACCGGGCCCTTGATCTTTTCCCACAGCGCCTTGAAGTACGGGGCGACAAGCGACCAGTTCGCGATCAGGACACCAGCGGCCAGCGCTATCGCGCGAACGAGCAGGCCAATCGGCGACATCGCAGTCACCGTGCTGAACAGCTTCATCGCGACAGTGCTAGCGACCACTGCCAACCGAAGCACACCGAAAGCTATGCCGGCGCCGAGGATCCCACGAATTACCTCAGGATGTGCCGCGGCAAGCGCTGTCAACTGGCTTATCCATGGCCCGATAATCGTCAGCACGTCATTCAACGGCGGAAGCAGGACATTGCCGACCTCGATGCCCATACGCGTCATCTTGTTACTGAGCAGTTGAATGGCGTTCGCCGTGGTCGCAGACCGGGAGGCGTACTCCTGCTCCATCGAGCCGGTGTATTGCGCCACATCCCCGACAGCCTTGAAGTTCTTCTTCAGCAGATCCAGGTTTGTCAGCATTGGCGCGATGGCCGCCACCGACTCGGTACCAAACAGCTCCGTCAGCAGGCCGGCCTGTTTCTCCGGCGCAACTTTCGAGATCCGCTCCAGCACATTCTGGATCGTTCCCTGGGCATCCTTCTGCATCCCCTTGGCGACGTCCTTCACATTCAGTCGCAACGACTTGAACGCCTGTGCCTGTTGTTTCGTGGCCGATCCGCCCTTCGTCAGCGCCAGCATGAAGTTCTTCATGCCCGTTGCCGCGACCTCACTTGGGACGCCAACACCGGCCAACGTTGCACCCATGGCCGCAATCTGCCCGGACGCCAAGCCGGCGATTGCGCCCAGCGGCCCGATACGCGTCACGATGTCCGACACCTGCTGGGCCGTGGCCGGGCCCGTGTTGCTCAAGTAGTTGATCTTGTCGGCCAGCGCCACGACCTCGGGCTGGGTCAGCTTGAACGACGTCCGCCACTTCGCCATCATTTCACCGCTCTGTTCAGCGGTCTGGTCGAAGGCAATGCCCATTTTCACGGCATCGGTGGCGAAGGCCTTCAGTTCCTCCCGCGGAATGCTGGCCTGGCCGCCTGCCGCAACGATCGCGGCAATACCGTTGGCCGCCATCGGCAACTGTTCGGACAGGTCCAGAACATCCTTGCTCATCTGCTGGAACTGCTCCGGCGTGTCGAAGTTGACCACCTTCTTCACATCAGCCATCGCCGACTCATAATCAATCGCCGCCTTGGCCCCCGCCACGAACGGCGCCGCAAACGCACCGCCCTGCAGCACGTCCATGAAGCCGATATTGCCCAACCCTGAGCTATTGAGCGTCTTGCGAAAGCTAGCAACGTTCTTGCGAATGCCCGTGAGCGTCGGCGACAGCCGGTCAACGCCGGTAATCAACGCCTTGAGCTGAAACCTGTCTGCCATCGCTACACCTGCTGCAACTGGTTAATGCGCTGGGCGTGCACCAGCGCCTCGACGATACGGTCCAACGGCCTGGCCGCCATCTGCTCGGGGTCGACCTTCCAGAAGAAGGCCAGGTCGTATGTCAGGGCGATCAGGTCGTCGATTGACCCGATGCCGGCGTCATGAAAAAACCCGCCACCGCCCAACTGAGGGTGTTGAGGTCCGACAGGTCCAACTGGTTGACCGAAGACGGCGGGATGCCCGCACAGACCGCGATGTACTTGGCAGCGACATCCATGTCGAGGCTGACGTCCTCGCTCTTGTCGATCTTGTAGGGCAGCGCCTTGATCGTGCGGACCTCCTGCACGGTGGGTCGCCGCAGGGTGAGTTCGGCCAGTTGCTCGCCGTGAGCTTCAATCGGCACGTTCAACTTGATCGGATCGGTCATTGCCAGCTCCCCTTGATTCCGTCGAATTGCAGTTCGATGGTACCGTCGTCCCCTTTCGAGGTAGGCTCATCGACCAAGTAAGCGCCGGCCAGGACATAGACCTTGCCGTTCTTGAACTCGCAGGTGACCGTCATGTCGCGGCCATTGACGAGCTTCTTGATATCGAGGTCAGGCGTGTGGACCGCCGTAAGTTTCAAGTACGGGGCCAGGTCCTCCTCCTTGTAGAAGCCCGGCGCGACCGTCTCGCGCTTGACGTTCATGAGCGGCGCTTCTGCGCCGCCGGTAATGGTCAACTGCGCACCGTCTACTTTCACGTAGGCGGTACCTGCAACTAATTGGCCCATGATGTTCTCCAGAATGAAAAAAACCGCACAAGGCGGGTGAAGGTTCAGCGGGCCGCTTTACTCGACCGTCTGGTACTGCAGGCGGAACTGGTTGAGCAGCGCGAACACGCGCAGGCCGTTGATGTAGTCCGGCGGGAACAGCACGTTGACCCGACTCGGGTCGTTGCTGTCGCGCTCCACCACCAGGTGTTCGGCGAACAGCTCGGCGTTTTCCACGTGGCCCTCCAGTTCGAGCTTGGCGTACTGGGCGATCAGCTCGCCCCGTATGGTGCTCGGCGTGACGATCGGCTGGCCGGCACCGAATTGGGTGCCATCGTTCGCCAGCTTATGGCGGCCGTACTTGCTGGTGATCACGCCTTGCAACCGCCGAATGATGAACGCGGACTGGTGCATCGTTTCGCTGTCCAGGTAGGAGTTATCCGCCTGACCGTAGGCGTTCTTCTGGTAGGTGGTGATCGACCGCTGGATCCGCACATAGCCCCCCTCGTAGTAGGCCGTGGCGATACCGTAACTGAGCAGCGACTGGCGTTCGGTCAGGGTGAAACGCTCGCTGGCCGAGGCAGGGTCGACGCCAGGCATGCTGCCGCTCTGGGTGGGTCGACTGGCATCGGCGGAAATGAACACTGCTGTCCGGGCCGCCAGCGCCGCCGCCTGCACCCAGAACGGCTGGGGCACCCCGGCCTCCATGGCCTGGATGGTCATATGCTGGTCGTTGCGCGCCTGGCCAGCCGCGACCAGGGTACCGACAGTCCCGCGCTTGGCCGTATAGACGTGGCCAAACAACTGTTTTGCCCAACTCCAGCGCCCGACGTTATCGTCCATCGCCGCCCGCCAAGCGTTCAGGGACGTCGTGTCAGACCATGGCTGACAGATGAACTCGAACGGCTCATCCCCCAGCGCCGCCAGTGCCGCAACTGGATCCGGTGTCCCTGTACCGCCAGTCATCTTGGTCAGTACGACTGTCAGCCCGGCCGGCGTGGCCTCGCCGTTTGCCTTACCCAGGCGATTGAGCTGCAGGCTGATGTCGTTACCGCTGTCGCCCTTCCACTTACACGTCAGGGTAACGACACCGCCGACTGCCACCGCCGTCACGGGCAGGTCCTGACTGGCATTGACCTGCAACGCCAACGCCGTGGCCGCGGCATCCGCCGTTGATGCCGAGACGACAGTAGCCTGCACCCGCACACCCGCTACGTACAGGCTCAACAGCCCAGCCTCCGTAGCCGCGCCCGTGAGCGTGATTGTCGCTGTCGCCACGCTACCCGCCGCGCTCGCCAACGGCAGGCACCAAACCTCACCAATAGGGTCGACCTTGCGCCAAGTGTCGTACATCGCCGAGAGCATCGAACCCGCCCCACCGATATCGCGCGCCAGACCAGAGCTGGGGACCAGTACCAGGTGACCGATATCCGGACTGCTGGCGTTGTCGTTGACCTGGGCGACGATCAGCCGCCGCAAGGTCGACGACGCGCTATTGGCCACCGAGTTGTCCATTTCGGCGTAGAACAGCGGTACCCGCAGGTCCGCCGGGATATTGCTGAATCCGATAGCCATTACTGCGCGTCCTCGGGGTTCGCCGCCCTAGCGGCTTTCGTGGGGGTCTTGTCAGCTTTGATGCTGACATCACCATCAGCCAGGCGGCGCCGCCACCAGGCATTGTCAGTAACTTCCCGGCCAACCGCCGGCAGCAGATCGCCAGCCTCCGGGTCGGGCACGGCGCGATCAGGCGCCGGCACCACAGTGATGCGAGTCATGGGATAACGTCTCCTGAGAATTTCGCCTCGATTCGGCCATCAGGCCCGGGGCGTTTGAGGTTGGGGTCCGCGGGGTCGATGCAATCCATATCGAAGCTGACGCCCGTGAAGCCGGGAAGGCCATCAAGCTCCAGTTCATGCCAGGTTTCCGGCGGGTCGCCGGGGGCGTTGCGCCCCAGCTGGAACGCGGCGGAGAAGGTAAATCGGTAGACCACCCGATTACGGTTGATCGAGATCAGCTCCCCGCCCTCATACTCGATTGGCCTGTACTCCGGCTCTGGCGACCAGCCGATCAAGGCCCGCCAGATCTCCGCACGAAAAACATGCGTCAGGTCCGAAGCCTCCTGACCGCGCTCATCGTTGGCATCAACCACAAGCACCACCTCGAACTGGTCTGTCACGGGCTGGCGAACACCGTTCTGCACATCGTTGTCACCGGCTCGGTCAGCCGTGGCAATGACGTAGCCGCTCGGGTGCGCCAGCTTTGCGCTGTTCGCAACCGCCTCGAAGTCGATGCCCCCCGCCACCCGGCCGCCAAACCCCGGGCAGTACTGGCGGAGCTGCGCCACGATCAGACTGATCCTCATCGGCAAACCCCAGAGAATAAAAAACCCCGCCGGAGCGAGGTTGTGTTGGTTGAAGGCAACTCAGCCGACGAAGGCCTGGGCAAATGCCGCTGCCAGTATCGACTGAACATCCGAGCGGGCATCCTCCAGAGCATCAGACATGTAGTTGGCCCGCGGCGCGATGCGCCACCCGTTGTTCTTTCGGGCAGCAGTAAGAGCTGCACGCGCGCCACTCGCCCGCCGATTGCTCTTGCCGCGACCGAGGCCCGGCGCCAACGGCCTGACCCGGCTTCCCTGCCGGACGCCGTAGTAGAGAAATGCCGGGTAGAAATCCTTCATCCCGCTGGCTTTCGTCGGCGCGATCTTCACCAGGAACCCAGACCGGGACACCTTGAAGTTGATCGAGTGCAGGAGCCGGCCGGTCTGGTTGTGAGGGTAGTCACCCTGGCCCCGGGCCAGCGCTACGTTCATCTGGGCCTTCTGCCGGACCAGCTTACCCGCCTTGCGCATCCCTGCCCGGATCTTCTTCTTGTCGAAGGCCTCCCGCTCGAAGTTCTCGAAACCTTCAATGTGAAAATAGCCCTCGACACCCACTGAGTTAGCCATAGATACCTCCGCTGGCATTCGCCCCACCAAGCTCTTCAACTTCAAGCAGGGTGAAACGCCCGGTACCGTTCATGTCAGCACTACGCTTGACTCGGTAGACCGGGCTTCCTTGAACCACCTCGTACTGCCCTGGCGACCCAGGAAGCCCCCGGATATGCACCACTTCATGCGAGTCGGTGATGCCTTTCAGGAGCCGGAAGATAATCCGGTGGGTCAGCTTGACTTCCGTCTGCACGCCCTCCGCATACACCGCGGTACCGACCGGCTCGATCCTTGCCCAACGCGGTCTGAGATCCGAGAACTCGGACGACAGACCCATATCGCTGCTCGGCAAATCCGTTCGCCGCCGCACACCAATCCGTCGATTCAGCTCGCCAGAGCTGGGTTCGCGCAGGGCCATAATCAGAACCTCGGCGGTACCGTGATATCCGCCAGCAGATGATCAAGGAAGGATGACGGCAGCTCCGCCAAGGTCTGGCCGACTACCATCAGGCCACGGTGCTGGAATGCAGTATCCGCAGCCATCAGCAGCCAACTGCGCACGCTGGGATACTGATCGAGATCCACACCCGCCTTGTAGCGGATACGCAGCTCGCCAACAGGCCGGCCGGCAGGAAAGAACAATTGGCTTTCGCGCTGACCACGCCGCAGGTCAAACGGCCCTGCAACCGGCGTGACTGAGCCGTCGCGCTGGATGACGCCCACGGACACAACCTCAGTGGCCTGCCCCATGTCAAGGGAGTGCCCAGACACATAGCTGACCGGCCAGTCCTCTTCGTAGAGGGCCTGCCGAATGGCAGCACCGGTTCGTGACTCGCACTGACCAGTGACACCAGGTATGACGATCTGGTCGATCAGCTCAGGTTGGAGGTCTTCAGGCTCAGCCCGGACTTGGTAGGCCACCTGCGCCAGGCTCAGTACCGCGTCGCCGAGGTACTCGATTCGCCGGGCCATTAGGGTTTGGACTCATCGTCATCACCCGGGCCGCCAGCAGACGAGCCATTGTCAGCACCATCGCCGCCACCGGAACCCGGATCTTCAGGTGGTGGCGGATTTTCTGGTGCCGCCGACGACTTGTTTCCAGCAGCACCGGCATTAGCTGCTCGCCCCCCTTTCTTTACAGGTGCGCCGGACTTGTCGGCTTCGACAGGCTTGTACTTTTCGGCAACCCCGCCACTGACCAGGTCCTTCGCAACGGCAGGATCGAATCCAGCAGTTTCACCCACACCATAACCACGCCACGACTTGAGGAACGTGATGATTACTTTTTCGCTCATGATGAACCCCTCTATTGCCAGCCCCGATCGTCGGGGCCGGCGGTTACATGCCTACGCCCCACTTGACCTGGGTACCAACAACAACGCACTCAACGTGGCGCGGCCCGAAGTCGTGCTTGGCGATCACCCGCACCAGGGTCTGGTCGCGCTGGAACGCGCTAACCATGTCGCCGTTGGCATCCTTGTAAGAGGCCTCCTTGCTGATATCCATCACCAGCGACATGTCTTCACCGATCATGAGATCGGCAAAGTTGACGAAGTAGATTTCCGACTCATCTCCGCCGGCACCCAGGTTCACCGGGATCTGGTTGGTGAGGCTGTACTTGTAGCCCTTGAGCAGGCCTTGCTCGATTTCCGGATAAGCCTTGTTGCCGTTGCCATCACGCAACGATTGCAGCCACCGGATCGTGCGGGGCGCCATCATCCAGCCACAGGCCTTCATCTGAACGTTCGCAGTCTCGACGCGCAGCATCAAACCGCCCAGGTACAGATCGATTTTTTCCAGCGTGATATCCGTCACTGCTGGGGCCGGGACCAGGTTCTGGGGCAATGCCCAATAACGCAGACCTTTAGGAGCCAGGCCATTGTCACCGTCCGAGCGGATGAAGTGCAGGTCCTCGGACAGGCCCATGCTCAGGGTCAAATCATTCGCTACCAACTGATCGACGCGAGGGCTGACACCGGCCATGCGCAGCAGATCGTTGGAGATCGGCACCAACGCAGCAGCTTTCTTCGCCGACAGCTTGGTATCAGCGAAGGACATACCGGTCAGCGGGATGTCCGTCTCGGTACCGATGTACGTGACGACGGTTCGACCAGTGACACGCGGCATGGTCAAATTACCGTTGTTCAGCGGCAGGCTCATGATTCCCATGCTTCGCATGATCGACGCCGGCGTCAGAGCCTCAATCACATCTGCCGCGAAGTTCTCGGGGACCAGCACACCACCAGCCCCGGGCGTGACAGTAGAAAGGGCCATTTCGATGTCTCCACCGAACCCGCCGGACTTCGCCAGTTGTGCCGCCTGATGCTGGTTACCCTGGGCAGCGGCAAGCAGCCGAGCCATTTGCGCCATTTTCTCACCGGGCACTGGCTTGGCCGCATACGGACCCTCGATATGGGTCTTGGGCGGACCAGTAATCCCGGCAGCACTCTCGGTGACAGGTACCGCCGTTGCGGCGGCGAGTCGTTCAGCAGATTCCGCGCGTTGAATTTTCTCGGTCAGCGCGGTGATCTGGACCTCCAACTGGCCGAACTGGGTCAACTGCTCGGTACTCAGTGTTCCGCCGTCGGCTTCGATCTTCGCCAGCGCTTGCACCTGCTCGTTCAGCTTGGCGCGTTCGCTACGCATTTGAAGTACAAGGGACATCATTACCTCCAGGGCATGAAAAAGCCCGCACTGGGCGGGCTGTAGGACTGCCGCGAACGCGGTCAGATCAGGGTTTGCATGTTCATGGCAGCGGCGCGGACTGCAATGCGTCCAGCCGGCCGCGCCGCGCGGCTGTTTGCGACGGCGCGGGACAACTCATCAACAGCGTGTTGCGGGTTCTGCAGGCGGTCAGCCAGGCCGGCGTTGATACCAGCCTGGCCGCGGTAGAGCGCGGCCTGGGTGTCGATCACTTTCTGGACCGGCAGGCCTCGGTAATCGGACACAGCGCCGACGAACATCTGGTAGCTTTCCTGCACCAGGTCAGTCAGCACCTGCAGCGACTGGTCCGTCAGCGGTTCATTCGGTGTCAGGTCGTTCTTGTGCGCACCGGCAAAAACCGTCGTGACCTTCACGCCGGCCGCCGCCAGGGCCAGGGACCGCTCCATGTGGCTGGCGATGACGCCGATCGAACCGACGCCACTGGTTTGGCTGACAACCAATTCACTGCAGGCGGAACCGAGCAGGTAGCCGCCGCTGTAGGCCATGAAGTTCACAAGGCCGGTGATTGGCTTCTGCTGGGTCATCTCACGGATGTCCGCCGCCAGCTCGAACGCACCGACCGCCGAGCCACCGGGCGAGTCGATATCCAGCACGATGTGTTCGACCATCGGATCGGCGACAGCCTGGCGCAGGACCGCGCGCAGCCCCTCGAAGCTGGTCATCTGCTCGCAGGCATTGATGTGTGCGCCGCGGCTGACGAGGATACCGCTCACGGGCACCACCTGAATTCCGGTCTGAGCGATGGCTGACCTCCGGTTTTCTTCATAGGTAGCCAGCCGGTCTTCGGCCTCGTCATCCTTCCACATGCTCGGCGCTGTGGCCGGACCGAGGTTGATGATGTTGAGGTTCATCGCCTGATTCGCCCAACGCACCCCCAGCTCCAGCATATCCGGGGCAATGAGCAGCGGTTGGTTGAACAGCAGGCTTGATGCACGCAGATGATGTTTCATTGGGCCAGGATCCTGTCGATTTCAGCACGCTGCATTTCAAGCTGCGCGCGCACCTTCGGGTTGTTGAGATCGGCGCCGGACTTGCCTGCGTCGACCATGTTCAGCGGCTGCAGGTAGATGTCACCGCCCGCCACTGGCGGCATGTTCTCGAGCCGCCGGATATCGTTCACACTGAGCCAGCCCCACTGCCGGCCAATGGCATAGGCCTCGTAGCGGGACTTCTGGTCGCCGCGCAACAGGCCGGACAGGTTGAACTCGATGAAGTAGTCACGACGGTCACCCGGCAACAGGAAGTCGCGCATCATCGCCTGCTCGTGCCGCTTGACCCACGGCAGCAGGGCAAACACCACGAACTGGATCAGCAGTTGCTCCAGGGTGTTGTAGTTCGACTTCTCCAGGTCGTTGACCATCGGCAACGGGATCTTGTAGATCCGCGCCACGTCCGTGGCAGTCAATTTCATGATCCCAACCACCTCGGCGTCGACGTTGTTCATCGATACCGGCTTGAAGGTCATGCCCTCCTGCAACAGCACGACCTTCTTCGCGTTGTCCACCCCGGAGAACTTGGCCCCCCACTGATCCACGATCTTATCGACCGAGGCCTGATCCTTGATGGGCGGCGCCTCGCGGGGCCGCTCAATGACGCCCGACACGCTGACGCCATTCTTGAAGCTGGTGCCGGTGTACTGCCGCACCGCCTGCGCCAGGCCGATCGATTCGGCGTGCAGCTCGATCGGCGAGCACCCAACGTAGTGTCGAGTCCCAAGCCAGCGAACGTGATGAATCATCCGCATCGGCAACGGCTCACTGGTACCCACACGGTAGTAAGGCAGCATGTCGGCGCCCTTGAGCACCTGCACCTTGTCATTGCACAACGGCCAGAGGGCCGCGACGTTGCCGTCCTCGCGCCGGTCGATGAAGGTGTAGCTGTTGCCCCGCAGGCCGGCAGCCAGCTGGCTGCACTCCCGGAACTCGAATGGTGTCTGAAAACCGTTCGGCTGGTACCGCAGGACGTCGTAGAGCGGATGGCTGATAGCAGCAGCGCGCTGCCCTTCAGCCTCGCGCCGGTACAGCTCCAGCGGGAGCTGCGCAACGCTCTCGGCCAGCAAACTGACGCAGTTCTGCAGGATCGGCAGCGCCAGCGCCGTGTCGGGTGTGACACGGACGCCCGTCGAGTTGCTGCCGCGACCGATGAACCGCGACCAGAAACCGCTCTCCACCAGGTTCCCTTCGCCAGAGCCGAGCAAACTGGAAAAGAACATGCTCAACCCCCCTTCGCTTTGATTTGCGCCGCTGCTCGGGCCGCAGCAGCTCGATCAACGAGCCGCGCCCAGAGCAGCAGCAACACACCACCGACTATCATCGCCGCTGGCACATGGACCAGCGCCACACCGGCCACCAGCAGAGCAAAGCCGAGCAGGCCGGCCACCCAGGCCAATATCGTCAGGTTCATATGCCGACACCTTCGTCATAAATGGATTTGCCACCATCACCAGAAACCTTACTGCTGATGCCGGTGGCCATGATTGCGGCTACGATGCCGTCGACCCGCCCCGTCGCCTTGGCCTTGTCGACCTTTCGATTGTTGGCAGGGTCTGCCGTGATGACAGCGTTACCGGCGTTCCAAGTCAGGACCGGGTTTTCATCGTGGCGCAGGGTTTCGACCATCTCCTGATCGACCTCCTCGCTGATGACTTCAAAGTCATCCGGCCCTAAATCGATGACGGACTGATCCTCTGTCGTCTTCTCGGGCAGGCCTAGCAGACGGCGTTCGAACTCATCAACAGCGGGGCCCATGGAGTTGTAGCCCTGACCGAAGCCGACCATTTCTGGCAGAACTATGTCGTGCTCGCTCATGAGCTGCACCAGGTCTTCAATTCGCCAGCGGTCATATGCGATCCGGCTTACGTCGAAGTAATCGCAGATCTTTCGCAAACGCCGGAGCACGAACAGTTTGCTGATTGCACGACCAGGTGTTGTTTCCAGATGCCCTTGTTTGATCCAAAGCGCGTACGGCACCTTGTCCAGCTTTTCGCGCGCCTCGATATCGTGATCAGGTATCCAGAAGTACGAGAGAAGCCGCCAGTGCGGATCTTCCAGCGTTGGCCAGAACAGCAGGATGAAAGCTGTTAGGTCGGTGGTACTGGACAAGTCGAGCCCGCCCACACAGGGACGGTTACGCAGCACCCGCATCGGCACGCGCTCAGCGGCCTGCTTCCACACTTCGTAGGAGAGCCATGGTGATTCTGCTTGCGTCCACTCGCAGAAGTTGAGCCGCCTCACGACTGCTGCCTGCGCGGGCAAGCCGCGAGCCGACCGCACCTGGGCGCGTAGATAATTGCGGCCTGGAATCCCGTCGGTCTGGCCTTCAGCGATGTAGTCCAGCGAGGGGTTGACCTTCGGCCAGCAGGATTCGTCTTTAAACGGGTCCTCACCCTCATCGAGCGAACAGATGAAAGCGAAGAAGCTGTCGTCTTCCTCTTTACCCTTACACACGTCTACGCCGTAATCGTGGTACTGGCCACAAACGGTCTTCTTGTCCGAGCCGCTGTTTGTGATCATCACCACCAGTGCTTTGCGGCGGTTCTTCGTACCCGCCCGCATCATGTTCACGGTCGTAGCAGATTTGTGTTCGTGCAATTCGTCCAACAAGCCGATATGAGGACGGGGGCCGGACTGCCCTTCGTCCGCGCTGATTGGGCGGAAGAACGAACGAGTCTTCGGGTAGTACAGGTTCCAAACCTTTTCGTCCCGCCCTGACGGCTGAATCCGAGTGCGCAGATGCTTCGACATTTCGACCATCGAAACAGCGTCACGAAACAGAACCATGGCCTGGTCGCGCTTGGTGGCAGCCGCGTAGATCTCGGCGCGATTTTCACCGTCGGAAGTCAGCCCATACAGCCCGATCCCGGCGACCAAGGGGCTTTTTCCAGAGCCTTTGCCGGTTTCAATGTACGCTAAGCGGAAGCGCCGGAAACCGTCGTCGGTCATCCAGCCAAATAGACTTCCAACAACGAAGGCTTGCCAAGGGGCCAGCAGGAAGGGCATCCCTTCATACTCACCGCCATTCAAACAGAGTACGTCTTCGAAGAAGCCGATTGCCCGGTCGGCTCGCTCCTGATCCCAGATCAACCCACGGGCTGGGCCGTGCTCCAAATCCCGCAGATGTCGCTTGCAAGCGTTGCGAACATCAGGCCCAGCGATGATGCGCCCAGCCAACACCTCGTCGGCAAAGGCACGAACCCGATCAGAAGTATCGGGCGGCGGCGTCTCGTTGCTCATTCGGGAAAAGCTCTCCTTGCGGGGCCGTCGTTTTCAGGTTGCGGCGGGCCATTGGAGAGAAACCGAACTGCGCGCCAGCGCTGTTCGCGCGTTTTTCAGCGTCGTTTGCCAGTTGCCGCCAGACCGAAATTTGCTTGGCGCCGGTGGCAAAGGTCTGGACATCACCGGCATCCTTGCTATCCGCCATGGCATTCATTTCAGCGATGCGGCGGCGGAAGCGCTGCCAGTCAGCGACAGCTTCGCAGTAGGTGGCGAGTGCCATCCCGTCGAGCGTGCTGATCAGTCCGAGCAGCAGCAGATCCGGGACCACTCGCTCCCACTCGGCGACCGCTTCGTCACTGAGGCAAGTCGGCATCGGCGGAGCTGCCACCGGCACACCAGGGCTTGCCACGTCATCCATCAACTCGCCGAAACTCTGTTTGCCAGGATTGCCCTTCAACAGTTTGAGAACAGCCGGTTGCCCCGGCCGTCCTGAGTTCGAATTTCCAGCCATGGAGCAACTCCTTAATCAATCCCAGAAACCACCCCGGTCGATCCCCCCCCTACCCATTTTTCACGGCGTTGCGAAGCGAGGGGGGCGACCGGTCTAGAAGAAGTCGGGAAAAAGGTTTTTTACCCCCCCTCCCCTTTCACAAATGAGAAATAATCTCGTTTAAAGCCGTCCACCGAGAACCAAATGAGAATTTATCTCACTTGATCAACCCGCCACCAATCAGCGGTTCCAGTGATGCCTCGGGTCCAGCGGCACGCCATCAGCCCGACAACCCGGCCGGCGACCACTCTTTTCCTCCCGCTGTTTCGTCGAGTCGTGACAGAACTTGCAGAGGCTGGTCCAGTTCTCTGGATCCCAGAACAACTTCCAGGCCTGCTTGATGACAGCGGGATCACCACCGGCTTTCGCCGGGCCCAGCTTCGGGGCCACCTTGTGGTCCACCACAGTGGCAGCCACCGGCCGATCCGGGGTCGAGCATTCGGAACAGAACGGGTTCGCCCGCAAGTGAGCATCACGGGACTGTTGCCATCGGTAGCCATACCCACGCTGGGTACTGCTACCACGCCGGTCACTGGCCTGATTCACCATTACCTGGTACCTCGCAGACGCCGAGGCGCTTCGCAGCCCACCGCTCGTACAGGCCAATGGCAACATCGGCGCCAGCCATCGCGGTCAAACAACCAATGCCACCAGCCGTCCAGATCGACACACCAGCTGCATACAGCAGCATCATCGTCGACAGCCCGCAGACGACACACGCACCAGACCGAAGCGCAAGGCGCCGCACCAGCGACCAGCCCCGCATGCCGTCCTTGTCGGCCCGCCACATCTCACCGGATACGCCGCCAACCAGGGACAGGACGATAACCATCCAAATTGGCATCTCCAACAGCGCCTGCTGCTCGTTAGTCATGTTGTGCCTCAAGAAATTGAACGACGCGGACCGCCGAAATGAAAAACCCCGCCGAAGCGGGGTCAGGTGACCGGGTTAGGGAATCCCGGGTGAAGCTGCACAGCACGTGCGATGGGAGCGCCAAGGCGCAAATTGCATATCGTGGTGACTTTTTACCCCCTGAGTACGGAACCGAAAAGAGGGCATTTTCGGTTATCCAGCTCGACGCGACTTTGACGCAACTTTGAGGATACTTTGAGTCTGCCCAGCCCGACGAACGGTTAGCTGTCCACGCCCCTCGGCACGCTTGGTCAGCACCTGCAACACCCGCAGATGCAGGGCATGCACCAGGTCGTAGTAGGTCTGACGGGCCTGCGACTTCAGGTCAATCAAGTGCATCTGCATTCGCCAGGTGACGTCAGAACTCGCGTAGCGCACCAGCGCCAGCCGCACCAGCAGCTTTCCGCGTTCATCCTGCCGATCGATTTCGCACAACGCAGCCTCAACCTCCTGCGAAACCGCATCAGGCCCACCACCAACAGGGAATCGCGGACCTGGCGTACTACGGGGAGCTGTGCCGCTCCACTCGATGAGCGATGCCAACGGACTGCCCAGCGCTCCGCTCGAACCGCAGCCCTGGCCTTGCTGGCCCCAGTGCCTCAACAACGCTTCAACCTCGTCGATCATCGCGCCACCCCCATCAAATCCGAACCCAACACAGAAAACACCGAACCCGACACAAACCCAACACAGACAAAACCTTTAAAAATCAATGAATTCAACAAGACTGTGTTAGGTGTGTTGGGTTTGTTGGGTTTATTTGCTCTCGCATGAAGAAAAAACACGTCCATCAATTCCGACTTGAAAACAGATGGAATTGACGTCGCGCACGCGCGTGCGCGCGTAAAAACCCAACACACCCAACACACACGCCCAGAACCAGCGAAATAGAAGGCCTCCACCTGTGTAGGGTCAGAAAAATCAACCCAACACACACCCGACACACCCAACACACTATTGGGCGCACTCATGCTGCTGCCGCCTTCACATGGTCCCAGTTGTCGACGTTCCAGCCACCCAACCTGGCGCGCGCGCGCCACTCATCCACCTGCTTGCCCAGCTCGGCAGCCTTCAGCGATGGGGCCGGGGAAGTCGAGTCCAGGGGCGGAAAGAAGAACGCTCCAAACCGCCGTGTGTTCCCTTCGGTCCAGGGTATCGCTCGGGTCTTCTCCACCTCCGAACTGATGAACAGGGAAAACTTGGTCTGGCTCATCGAGTGCTCCTTGTTGCGCTGACACCACTCAAGGAACAGTGAATAGAGGTCAGTGGACAGACAAGGGCCCCACAGGCCGTGCCCCAGCTCGCCGTACTTCCACAAATTGAGGAACGTCTGCCAGCCGGCCCGACTGAGGGCGACCAGGCGCTCGCGAGCATCAGTCGAGGGCGGCCGCGTGCGCTGGTCGAAGTCACCGAGGTTCACGGACAACAACCAGGCGTAAAGCGCAGCGACCCCACCTTGCTCCAGCTCCCGACCGATCGCCTTCTGCCGATCCAAGGACAGCGTCTCCTGGGGCCACATGACCAGCATCCGCCGATCACTCTCGCTGATCGGCCAGGGCAGAATCTCGTTCGACAGGAACACAGCGTTCATGTGGTTGGCTTCTTCCCAGCCGTTGATGAACTTCGATTCCATGCGCACCGTTTTACCGGTGACCAGGTGCTTGATCTTGCCAACTTGGTTGTACCGCTGGTCTCGGCTCACAACCTCTTCGAACACCGCCCACAACTTGCGGCTTTGCCAGGCATTGAAGTTGCTCTCCAGTTGCGTCTGCCCGACCGTGGCCGCGTACTGGCCGTACAACATGCCGAGGGCATCGGCGAACAGCAGGCTCTTACCGGAGCCCTCCATGATCGAGTGCATCAGCACCGCGGTGTCCATCTTCGCGCCCAGGTGCTGCAGCGGGTACGCAAGCCACCGCGTCAGCCATGTGGCCGCCGCCTCGTCGTGGTTGCACAGGAACGAGATCAACCACCGCAGATTCGCGCACGCGGCATCATCGCGAACAGGCACCAGCGGCAGCCCGTCGAAGGTGTTGATATAGACGTCCGGGTCCTTGGTCATCGTCGGGTCGAAGACGATGTGGTCGACATCGACAGTACGGCGTTCCGGGCTGTTCAGCCAAAGCGCATACGTGTCGCCCAGTGCCATTTTCACAGCACCTTCCGGGATCCGGCGCTTCTTCTCACGATCCCACACATCCTTCGTGCCATCGATGTACACGTAGCGATCGGTCGACAGCATGCCGAAGGCACCGTCCTTCTTGCCGGCCAGCTTCCTGGCGTGCTCAATGTCGCGCACGTGGTCTTCGCCGATCAGACGCTTTGCCGTGTCGTTCATCCACTCTTTCGCCAAGGGCTTTCCGACCCTAGCCTCGAATGCCGACTTCTTCATGGCCTTGGCCTGATCGACGTCCCACACCTGGGTCGTACCTTCGACGAGCGCATACCGCCGCAGAACTTGCGCTAGGTCCAACACCTCCCCCGCGCCCCCGTCAGGAGCCGGAGCGGCCTCGCTGGCCGGCTCTCCATCGGCGGGGCCCGGCCAGCTCGACAGGTCAGATGGGGACGGGGGAAGATCACGTGGATCTGGCCGTGACGAATGCTGGATGCCGAGCAACTTGGCGGCAGCCCTGACCGCTTTCGACTGATCGCCGCCGTGCTCAAGCAGACAGAACACCTCGAACGCGTCGTTCATGTGGCCGTTCGCCAGAGGGTCAGCGCCGTGGTGCGAATAGACCTTGCCCTCGGTCACTGTGACACCAGGCATTCCGGTGCTGCTGTGTGGGTAGAGCCACTTGCTGCCACGCCTGATGTAATCGTGCGCCGCCAACAGCCCCTCGACATCGTGACAGCGGTTGAATTCGTCGATCACCGACGGGCCGTCACCTTTCGGCGCCGCCCGCTTGATCGGCTTGCCCACCGGTTTCGCGGCCTTCGGCTGCCATGGACAGTAGAGTTCGCCGTCCCGCTTGAAGATATCCCAGTTGTTCCAGACCTGGAGCAGGTCACGGGGCAGCTCTGGCAAGCCCTCCGCGTTCATCGGCGTGCGCCAGGTGTAGGGTTTCCCCGTGCCCGGGTGAATCGACGGCGGCAGAACGTCCTGCACTGGACCACCCCGCAGCTCGAAAACCGTGAGGCGCTTGTACTGCTCCGCCTCGGACTTGGCGGCGGCCTCGCCGTCGGTGTCACCGGCCTCCTTTGCCGCTCTGGCTTTCGCCGCCAGCGCCCTGTGGATAGAACCGTCAGGGTCGTTCTCGTTGGGCCACGCCAGAGAAACCCGGTTCAGTTCCAGCCCCTCAGGCACACGAAACATGATGCGAAAGCGCGCCGGGTTGCCGACGACGGTCGGGTAGACCAGCGCCATCGCATCGAGGTCGATCCCGAGCAGGTCCCACAGAACGCTCCGCGTCCACTGCACGTCGTCGACGTCAAGCGAGCAGACGCGACTGGGCCCGAGCACTACGCCCAGGTTGTGATTCGGTTTCTTCTCCCAGAACGCAGCAGCCTTGCCAGCATCAGTGATGTAGCCACCAGGCTTGTTCCAACCACTCCCCTTCGGGCCTTTCTCGCCTGGTGCGATCGGCACCAGGGCCAGGCCGAAGGTTTCGATGTAGTGCCGCGCCCACTCCGAGGTGGGCATTCCGTTGGCCTGCTCACTCATCTCCGGCGCTCCCGCAACCCCTGGCAGCTGACGCAGGTGACACACCCTTGAATGGTCTGCTGGCGAAGTAACGGGATGGGCTCGTCGCAGTCCTCACAGAACTGAGCACTGGCCGAAGTAGAGAGCCGCGGGCGGCGATGAAGGGCGAGCTGTAGCAGGTACTCGGCCTGCTCGGATGCCTGATCGACGATATCAACCATTTGCCTGGTCCTCCATCGCTGCCCGCGCCCCGGCCATAATGCCGAGTACAGCGCGGATCACGTCGAGGCCGTGCTTTTCGAGTGTCGCAACTTCGTGAGGCTCCCAGATGTTGTCGGCAGCGCCGTCGTGCATGCTGGAAACGAATTCACCGGTCTCCTCAAGCAACTTGCCGACCGCTTGCAGCGCCTGCCCCGTGGCCGGCACTGGCGTTGGCTTGTACCAAACAGCCCCAGCCGGACGCATCAAGGCGTCGAGGACCGCAGGGCTGTCGGTCAGGCTTATGAACTCTTCGAGTTCGTCGGGATTCAGCCACCGCCGCTCTTCACGCAGCATCAGCTTCTTCTGGAGTTCGTCATAGTCCATGCTCATGGCATGGCCGAGGGCAGTGATACCACCGCGGTAATCGCGACCCGCACGGTAGAGCGCTTCGCGCAATGAAAGAACCGGGCCAGCGCCCGGCAGCAAGTCTTGTCGACTCATAACCGAAAATCCCCTGTTTTCGGTGTAGCCATAAGACCAGGCACGCCCTATCCTACAGCCACGACCGATGTGCTGTGTCAAACGTGCTGTGCGGCACGGTACATCGCTCTAGGCGGCGCGGTGATTCTTGTGGTGAGAGAACCGCGCCGCCGACCCGCCAGGCCTAGACTGATCTTGTGGTGAGAGGGTCTAGGCTTGGCACCTTACGCAGCCTTTGAGCCACGCAAATATGCCCAATCAATGTCAGGGCGAAGCTGTTCACAAGTGACCTGCCCCTGGGTTTCACGCTCCAGAGAAACAGCCAGACTGGCGCCGGCCCGCCGATTCCCATAGGCCACCTGCTTCAGCTGCCCCACTGTCGTGCCGCAGCGAACAGCCAGATCTTCAACCTTCGCCTTTCCGAGAATCTTTATGTATGCATGCAAGCTCATATGCACCTCCGTTTCGAAAAATATAGCAACCGCTAACGCATTTAACAATAGCAAACCGTAATTTACAAAATGCTAACTGCCTTTCAAGATTCACGGATGAACATCAACCAGCTCCGCATTGATACCCTCCGGGCCCTGATCGGCAACCTCAAATCCAAGGAGTTTGCCGATCGCTACAACATTGACCCCTCCTACCTTTCGCAGCTACTGAACGGCCATAGACCATTGGGCGACAGAGCAGCGAAGAAACTTGAAGATAAGATCGGCCTTACTGGCGGAACACTGTTAATGCCCGCGCGCTTAGCCCAGGACGGGGTGGCGCCAGGCATCGAACCCGGCCCCATACCCATGAATCCATTCCGGCGGGCTCCCCTTCAAGGAGTGGCCCAATTGAGTCAAGATGGAACATGGGATGAACTGGCGGCCGGGACTGGCTGGGTGGATGCTCCAACCTCAGACCCTACGGTTTATTCCGTACGCATCAAGGGCAATGCCCTTGCACCAGCCATTCGCAACGGCTGGATCATCTGGTGCGAGCCAAGGCATGACCTGGTGCCAGGAGAGTACGTGCTGGTCACGCTTACCGACGGGACCAAGATGGTCAAAGAGCTGTTGTACGAGAACGATGAAGAGGTCAGCCTGATGGCCGTGAACGATACTTATAGCCGACTCACCGTAACGCGCGCCGAGATCGAGTCGATCCACTACGTCGGCGGCATCAGCCCACCAAGTCAACTTCAAAACTAGCACCGTCGATCAGAAAAGCCGCCTTGAGCGGCTTTTTTTTGTGCGCCGAAAATTATTTTTAGCAAAAGCTATTGTCAATTTATTTAGCCATTGCTAATTTTAGGTTCGTCAACCTCTCACCACAGAGTACGAGCCATGCAAACCAACCAGCACAGCACGACCCGCTGCCGGGTGTACATCCACCCGGCAGCCTGCACCAGCCCCGAGGCCGTGGAAGCCATCCAGCGCCAAACCGGCCTGCTGGTGATCGCCACCATCCGCCGCGCCGCTACCACCACCAAGCCCGTCGACAACGGCCCATTCGGGGGTGACGCAGCATGAGCCAAATGACTCCCGAGCAGCTGCTCATGCAGATCCTGGCAGCCGTACTCTTGATCAATGATCAAGGGAAATGGTTTGCCTTTTTCGAAATTTCCGGCCACGTCGGCAAAGCGATAGTACGTATCGTCCCGGCCGACCAAGAACTCCCAGACTTCCCAGACACCACCAGTGAGGCCTGGGAGCGGAAGAGCGTCTTTTTCACACCGACAGTTCAACACCCAAACCCAGAACTGACGGCCGCTATAGGAGCCGACCGCCTGATCGGGCTACTGGACTGGACCAAGAACTATCTCACCACGGAGCCCGCAGCATGAAGCCTCTACTGATCGGCCTTGCTGGCCTGGCCCGCTCCGGCAAAGACACCGCTGCGCAGCACCTGGTGAACAACCACAACTTCCAGTCCTACGCGTTCGCCGACCCGCTACGCGACGGCCTGATGCACATACTCAACCTGAGCCCATGCGACTTTGCCGACGATCGCAAAGAGCTACCGCTGCCTGCAATCAACCGCTCCCCCCGCGAACTGATGCAGCTGCTCGGAACGGAGTGGGGTCGCAACCTTGTGCACCCGGATCTGTGGCTGATTCTTGCCGCGCAAAACCTCGACCTACTGGCCCGCACCCACGATTCCGCCCAGGGATTCGTTGTCAGCGATCTGCGCTTCGAGAACGAGGCCGCCTTCATCCGCGACCGCGGCGGCATCGTGATCCACCTCAAGCGCCCTGACGCCAAGAACGTCAACCCGCACTCAAGCGAAGCCGGCATCGCCCGCCTGAAGGGCGATTGGACGCTCACGAACAACAGCACGGTAGAGGCGCTGTGCTGGGCGCTCAGTTGCTGGCTTGCGGCTATCAAGGGCGGCGCCAAGCCTCAAGCAATGCATTGCGGCTCACTGACGATCGTCTAGGAGACAGCCATGAATCGCACCCTGGACGAAACAGCGGCTGTGCTCGGCCTCAAGCCACGGGCCTTTCGCGCGAAGCTGCGCGAACTGCGGATCTTGAACAGCTCGGGCGACCTCGCCAGCCACCACCGTGACGGCGGCAACCTGTTCTCCGACCCGCGCACCGTGACCGTCGGCAAGGCCAAGATCCCCAAGCACTACTCAGTGGTCATGGTCACCGAAGTCGGCGTGCAGTGGCTGGCGAAGAAGCTGGGAATCACCATCACGAACAAGGATGCCGCAGCATGAAACAGAACCCGATCGATATCGCCGTCGGCGCCCTGAAAATGGTCCCGGTCTACTTCACCCAACCCGGCACAGTCACCCGCGACACTCTGATCGGCATCACCGCTGACGCCTTGGCCGCCATTGGCACCATACCGCCTCTGGATCTGGCCCTGGCCGAGGTCTTCCGCGCTGTCGATGCCGTCACCGGTCACGACCAGGTGGCGTACGTCACCCCGACCAACAACCCCGGCCTGCCCTTCGGCGCTGTGGTCGCGGATAAGGACGGACAGATCCTCGCCGCCGCCACGGGCGTCAGCAAAGAGGGTCTGGCCGAGTTGATCCGGATCAAGCTGCTGCCTGCGGCGGGGCGCGGGGAGGTATCGACGTGAGCAAATCAATCGACACCCTCGACCAGTTGCGCCGGGACTTCGCAACCCCGTGCCCAACGCTGGCCGCTGTCCGGGAGCGCTACTTCTCTCACATCCGGACTGACCGCTATCTGCTCAACGAGATCAACGCCGGCCGCATCGCGCTGAAGGTCACCAAGCTGCACAACTCCGCCCGCGCCAAGCGAGTGGTCTATCTGCACGACCTGGCCGCCTTCCTCGATGCCCAGGCGCCGTCGAAGGCGGCTTGATTCAAAGGTGGTCCCTGCCTACTCAGGGGCGAACTCAAACCAACCAGAGACACAGCACATGAAACCTACTGATACCGCCGAGTTCCTCGCCGAACTCAACGCCGGGGTTTTCGCCAGCCAGATCGGCCACGCCCTGTCCGAAGTAGCGGCCGGCGTGGTCGACCACGGCAAGGCCGGCGTGGTCACCGTGACCTTCAACCTGAAGCAGATCGGCACCAGCCACCAGGTCACCGTGAACCACAAGCTGGCCTACAAGGTACCGACCAAACGCGGTAGCCGCACCGAGGACACCACCCTCGACACGCCGATGCATGTCGGCGAAGGCGGAAAGCTGACCCTGTTCCCTGAAGCGCCTGGCCCCGGCCAGCTCTTCAACCGGGATGAAGCACCGATCAACTCCCGGTCGTAGCGCACTCCAACGCGACCGCTAGCCATTTCTCTCACCACCGCAAGGACAGATCCAATGGAAGCCCAAGCCGTACAGTTGATTCAAGACACAGCCATCATCGCAGCCGCCAAGTCGCTGGCGACCCATATCCCCACTGTCGCCCTGCCAGCGGGCGTCAAGGTCCAGAGCATCGAGCAATACCAGTTGAACCGCTGCCGCTTCCGCGGTGCGATGACCACGCATTCGCTGCCTGACTTCACTACCTACGTCACCACCCAGGTCAGCGCGAACATCGTCGGCTTCGTCGACGGTGAGGCCATGTCCTGCAAGATCTACTTCAACCTCGGTACCGAGGCAGAGCCAGGTCATGGCGACTTCACCGCCACCCTCACCCTGGCGAAGACCGCCGCGTTCGTGGCCCTCGAGTACGCGGCCAGCCGGGCACTGGCCCAGAAGGATCTCAGCGACTGGATCGAGGACTGGGCCCCGAACCTGACGGCCATCGCCGCGGACGGGGAGCCAATCGACCTTCGCAAGGCCGCCGGCGCCATCCGCTCGATCACTATCGAACAGGCCCGCAACAGCGAACACACCGTCAGCGACCTGAGCCAGTCGAAATCAGCGATGGACCGGATCGAGGCCAAGTCCTCGGAAGGTCTGCCGAGCGACTTTCTGTTCAAGGTTCGACCTTTCGAGGGCCTTGCTGAGCGCGTGATTCAACTGCGCGTGGCCGTGCTGACCGGCGGCGACAAACCAATGCTGCGACTGCGCTGGATTGGTGAAGCGCAGCTGCGCGAAGACCTGGCCCAGGAGTTCAAATCGGTCGTCCAGATTCAGGTCGGCGAAAAAGCAACCCTGACCGTGGGCAACTTCACCCTGGCATAAGCCTGCAACACCCCGCCGCCCGGTCTCTCACCACTTATCGATCCCGGCCGGCGGGCTCTACCGAGGACACAGCACATGCAAGCACAGCACATGATCATCTTCGCAGGTATCGCCATCGGCCTGATCCTGCTGACCTGTTTCACAACCCGCGCGATTCTGCTGAGCGCCTATCACAAGCGCTTCGATGCTCTCCACAACTCACTCAATGCACGGCACAGCCAGCGCATTGAGGCGTTGAACAAGGACATCACCGACCTAAACCGCCTGCACAAGGCCGACCAGGCGAGACTGACCGAACTGGAACGCCGGGCCCGGGTGATCCGCGCAACCCCGTTCACCAAGGCCGACCACCTGGCCCTGCTGGAAGTCGTCACCACGCTCCGCCTGGCGAAAGAGTCTTGGGACGCGTTCCCTGGCACCGAGCCCTATCGGAAGAAAGCCATAAGCCAATCCCACCTCATTGGCGAGTTGGCCTACCGGATGCTCGACACCATCAATTCAGCCGCAAGCATCAACGGCGACTCGCTGGATACCCAACTGATCGAGTGGCTGGACCGCCATGGTGACCTGACCGCCGCCTTTGAAACCAGCGAGATTCGTTTTCCACACACAGCAGACACCGAAGGGTATTCGCACATCCGCGACGCCCTGCGCGAGGCCTTCGAACGCCATAAGGCCCACGAACAATCGGAAGGTCAGGAGGGAGCATGAGCATCCCACGCTGGGTAATGATCAATCGCGCATCGGAGCTGACTGGCTACAGCGAAGACGCTATCCGCCACAAGGTAAAAAATGGGACCTGGGCCCAAGGCCGCATCTGGCGCAAAACCCCTGACGGTCGAATCGCAATCAACATGACGGAGTATGACAAGTGGGCCGAAAGCGCACCCCAGGAAGCAGCCTAGAGGCAGAGCTGGCGAAGCACAAAGGGGTCGAAGTTCACGGCGGCAACCTGCGTATCTGGTTCATCTGGCGCCGAGTCCGCTGCCGCGAATCCCTGGGGCTTCCTCTCACAAAAGCCAATATCAAACATGCCGCCCTGCTCAGGGCAGCAATTACTCATGAGATTAAAACTGGACACTTCGATTACAGCCGACACTTCCCAAACTCAAAAAACGCTACCAACGTCAGCACCGCCAGAGACGAACGCCTTCACACGCTCATTGACCGGTACAAGCCACTAAAAGCCGTTGATATCACACCGATGACCGAGGAAAAGTACGGCTACGCGCTTGATATCTGCGCGGATCTGATAGGCAAGGACCGGCTGGTGAGCACCCTGCTGCCAGAAGATATCCAACTGCTAAGGACGCTGCTGATTGCAGACAGGGCTCCTTCGACTACTAATCATTACCTCGCCACTTTCGCCGGATTCTTGAACTGGTGCGAAAGCAACAAGTACTCACGGGAAGGACTAGCCCTCGCGTGCAGTCGCTTTTCCATGCAGGATCGCGAGCCCGACCCACTGACCAAAGCGGAATTCAACCAGCTCGTACATAAGGGATGTCTACACGCTCAGGATTCAGCCGCAGTAACTCTGGCCGTATATACCGGCTTGCGTCCCGGCGAACTGTGCGCCCTAGCCGTAGAGGATATTGATCTCGGCTTAGGGCAAATCAAGATCACCAGGGCCATTACCGCCCGCGGCACATTTAAACTACCCAAAACTGGAAAACCACGAACCGTACTGCTGATGCCGCCTGCCGTTGAGGCCTGCCAAGTACTAATCGAACTAGTTAAAGGCACACCACCAATGGAGATCAATGTCTTTCAAAATCGCCATGAGAGCCGCCTCGAAACGGTCACACCGCTCCTTTCGCCAGCTACTCAGGCACGAAAGAAGGTGATCAACCAGTGGTTCGTACCATCAGCCTGGAACACCAAGTGGGCGGCGCTGCAGCGTAGGTCAGAGATAAGGCCACGTCGACCTTACCAGACCAGGCATACCTATGCATGCTGGTGCCTAACTGCACGTGGCAACCTCGCTTTCATCGCGAAACAGATGGGACATAAGGACTTCACCATGCTGGTGGAAGTCTATGCTAAGTGGATGGATGACGAATCACCAACAGAGCTACAACGTATTTGGTCAAACCTATCTCAGGAAAAAACCGCTTAACGAGCCTTCAAATCACCCTTTAACAAGCGCAACCTTTCCTCTGTTTTATTTTTCACATTCCGTACAGACTCCCCCTCGGAGTCTGCAACCAAATTATCAAGGGCAAAAGAATGAACCTCATAGATCTGAAACGGCAGCAGTAGAATACGATAACACCCCAACATGAAGAACCCCGCTGACAAAACAACCAAAGCCCCTCTATGTAAAAAACCACTTTTAATAGAAACCATAGTAAGAACACAAAACAACAAGCACATCAAGAAAGAAAACAAGGTATTTATCTGAGACATCAACATATACTTTGTTTTGTGCGCATACAGCAAAGTCTGTTCATAGCTCATGCGAGTCAAATATTGACTCCGCCCCGAGAAAAGCATTGCCGTTATCACAAAACCAATAACGACCCCATCAAACGCTATCACAGCATTGAGAAGATTATCATCAACATATTGCGCCCCCAAGAAACCAAGCAACCAGCCGACCGCTAAAACAAAAAGATTCCAGCAGAGATATGCAGCATTACTCGACCCTGTTCGCGCAACTTCGCCAAGCTCTTCACTTACCAGCTTCGCGTTTTTTACTTCTTCTGGAATTAGGTATAAATATTTCATTGTCTGCCAGCGCTCCAGATTCGTCTAAAATCCTTTTACCATCACTTCCAGGAGTGCATAACTCCTCTAAATAGAGCACCATTTTGTGCATCAGTTCATCACGATTAGGATTTTTTCCACCGATATCCTCTACGTGTACAACCTTTTTGATCTTAAATTTTGCAAGCCCACGAATGGATGAGCCATCGTTCAGGTGAATGATAACAGTCTCCACCTCTTCTTGCTGCTGCGCTTCGTCGTATGCCGCGATAACCTTTTCCGTAGAGAGCTTGTCCTTCGATTTCCAGTCGACGGTAAGCAAACCGGAAGAAGGCATATAACTACGAACACTAGAAAGCAACCCCAACAGCGCGCTTTTGCTATTAGGATCCACAGAGGTTACGCCTACGGTGAAACCATTCGCGCCCCCAGCCCTGTCAATTTCCTTGGCAAGCTTGCTAGAAACCGCGTCAGTAAAATAGAAATTCCCCCTCCTGCCGACCCCTAGCGAACGAGAAATTCTGTTTAAATACCGTTGTATATTATGGACGCCCCCAGTGCTACGAGTACTTTCTATAATCGCGGAGCGTCCAAAGACCAAAACGTGAGATATATGAATAAACTCCTTGACCTGACCTTCCTCACCTTCTTCAACCAAGACCGTATCAACAACAGCATTGGTCAAATTGGGATCAGGCGTAAGCGTCTGCGGAATCGTACCAGGCTCATACGTCCAGATTTCGAATATACAGGAGTCCTCATCAAGCTTTTTATAATTATTAAAAAAAGTGCACTGCTGGGGAATAACAGTACTATCTGCGAGAGTGACACCAATAGTATCTGTACGCTGTCCAACAGTTGGTAGAGCCTCAGCTAAAAAAACCATCAGATTGGAAAGCGTCGTCTCGTTACCACCTTTAAGCTCAGAGAATTGAATAGGTTTCAGTTGAAGAGTACGAGTGATAGGCTTTCTGGGCGGATGTGTAGCCATGACAGTCCTTTATTGAATCGTTCTTCCCTACGCCAGATTAGCTGATGAAGCAGAACTGACGCACGCCTACGAAAAATTGGGCCAAGGGGCGTTGTTGAGGGCATCATAGCCCGCATGCGGAGAAAATGACGAGCAGGTCCATGGCACATCGCCAACAAAAAATCGTTCGAAATGCCCCATTCCTGCCCCAAAAATGATGAAGAAAACGCCTAACCCACTGATGAATAAGCAAATTTCAGATCTATCCTCGCACACCCCGATGATGCAGCAATACTGGCGCCTGAAGAACCAGCACCCCGATCAGCTGATGTTCTACCGCATGGGCGACTTCTACGAGATCTTCTATGAGGATGCAAAGAAGGCCGCCAAGCTGCTGGACATCACCCTGACCGCACGCGGGCAGTCAGCCGGGCAGTCGATTCCGATGTGCGGGATTCCGTTTCACTCCCTCGAAGGCTACCTGGCCAAGCTGGTAAAACTCGGCGAATCGGTGGTGATCTGCGAGCAGATCGGTGACCCGGCAACCAGCAAGGGCCCGGTGGAGCGTCAGGTGGTACGGATCATCACCCCCGGCACCATCAGTGACGAAGCGCTGCTCGACGAGCGCCGCGACAACCTGATCGCCGCGGTACTGGGCGACGAGCGCCTGTTCGGTCTGGCGGTACTGGATATCACCAGCGGCAACTTCAGCGTGCTGGAGATCAAGGGCTGGGAAAACCTGCTGGCCGAGCTTGAGCGGATCAATCCGGTGGAGTTGCTGATCCCGGACGACTGGCCGCAAGGCCTGCCGGCGGAAAAACGCCGTGGCACGCGTCGACGCGCACCGTGGGATTTCGAACGCGACTCGGCCCATAAAAGCCTCTGCCAGCAATTCGCCGTGCAGGACCTCAAGGGCTTCGGCTGCGAAACCCTGACCCTGGCCATCGGTGCCGCCGGCTGTCTGCTCGGTTATGCCAAGGAAACCCAGCGCACCGCCCTGCCGCATTTGCGCAGCCTGCGTCACGAGCGACTGGACGACACCGTGGTGCTCGATGCCGCCAGCCGGCGCAATCTGGAACTGGATACCAACCTTGCCGGCGGGCGCGACAACACCCTGCAGTCGGTGGTCGACCGTTGCCAGACCGCCATGGGCAGCCGCCTGCTGACCCGCTGGCTGAATCGTCCGCTGCGTGACCTGAAGATCCTCACCGCGCGCCAGACCTCTATCGGCTGCCTGCTGGAAGGCTACCGTTTCGAACGGCTGCAACCACAGCTCAAGGAAATCGGCGATATCGAGCGGATTCTCGCCCGGATCGGCCTGCGTAACGCCCGGCCCCGTGACCTCGCGCGGCTGCGTGATGCCCTCGGGGCCCTGCCGCAATTGCAGGATGCGATGCTCGAACTCGATGCCCCGCACCTCAAGCAACTGGCCACGACCACCAGCACCTACCCGGAACTGGCGATCCTGCTGGAGCGGGCCATTATCGACAACCCGCCCGCGGTGATCCGCGACGGTGGCGTGTTGAAGACCGGCTACGACGCCGAACTCGACGAACTGCTGTCGCTCAGCGAAAACGCCGGACAATTCCTGATCGATCTGGAAGCCCGGGAAAAGGCCCGCACGGGCCTGGCCAACCTCAAGGTCGGCTACAACCGCGTGCACGGCTACTTCATCGAGCTGCCGAGCAAGCAGGCCGAGTCGGCACCGGCCGACTACATCCGCCGCCAGACCCTCAAGGGCGCCGAGCGCTTCATCACCCCGGAACTCAAGGAGTTCGAAGACAAGGCGCTGTCCGCCAAGAGCAGGGCGCTGGCGCGGGAGAAGATGCTCTACGAAGCCCTGCTGGAAATGCTCATCGGCGAATTGCCACCGCTGCAGGACACCGCCGCCGCGCTGGCCGAACTGGATGTGCTGAGCAACCTCGCCGAACGTGCGCTGAACCTGGACCTCAATTGCCCACGGTTCGTCGACGAGCCATGCATGCGCATCGGCCAGGGTCGCCATCCGGTGGTCGAGCAGGTCCTGACCACCCCGTTCGTCGCCAACGACCTGGCACTGGACGACAACACCCGCATGCTGGTGATCACCGGCCCGAACATGGGCGGTAAATCCACCTACATGCGCCAGACCGCATTGATCGTGCTACTGGCCCACATCGGCAGCTACGTGCCCGCCGCCAGTTGCGAGCTGTCGCCGGTGGACCGGATCTTCACCCGGATCGGCTCCAGCGACGACCTGGCCGGTGGTCGCTCGACCTTCATGGTGGAAATGAGCGAAACCGCCAATATCCTGCACAACGCCACCGAACGCAGCCTGGTGCTGATGGACGAAGTCGGTCGTGGCACCAGCACCTTTGACGGCCTGTCCCTGGCCTGGGCCGCCGCCGAGCGGCTGGCGCACCTGCGGGCCTACACCCTGTTCGCCACCCACTATTTCGAACTGACGGTGCTGCCGGAAAGCGAACCGCTGGTGGCGAACGTGCACCTGAACGCCACCGAGCACAACGAACGTATCGTCTTCCTGCACCACGTGCTGCCCGGCCCAGCCAGCCAGAGCTACGGCCTGGCGGTGGCACAATTGGCCGGCGTACCGGGCGATGTGATCCGCCGTGCACGCGAACACCTGAGCCGCCTGGAGACCACCAGCCTGCCCCATGAAGCCCCGGTGGCCAAGCCCGGCAAGCCCGCGGTGCCGCAGCAGAGCGACCTGTTCGCGAGCCTGCCGCACCCGGTGCTCGACGAACTGGCCAAACTCGACCTGGACGACCTGACGCCGCGCCGTGCACTGGAAATGCTCTACACCTTGAAGACACGGATCTAA